CTACTTTGTAGGCTTCACAATTTTGCCGCGCCTATGTCGCACGTAGTGCGCGGTCATTGCCGGCGTCGTATGGCCAAGTTGATCTTGTGCCGCAGCCAGGCCATCGATATCGTCTTTGTCCGTTGCCGCCTTCGCGCGCAGGTCGCGGAACTGGAAATTCTTAATTTCCTCCGCTAGCTCCGGGTGGGCTTCAATCGCCTTCACGCGCGCCCGGTCAAATGCCCCGCGCAACATATACTCCGTCATCCGCTCGCCTTTGTCGTTAGAGATCAAGGCGATGCCGGCCACCTTGCGGCTGTTAATCCGGTTCACAACGACGGCCAGCTGCCCCTCCACCGAGATGCGCAGCTTCTTTCCAGTCTTGTTCTGCTCTACCGGTAAGTGCCCATCCTTCAAATCAGTTCGCTTGAACTCCAGCAGGTCGCCCTTGCGCTGAGCTGAGAGGTACGCGATGTCCATCGCATCCTGCAGTCCCTGCTCGGCCACCGCCCATACGGCGTTGTAAATCTGATCCTCGATGTATACATTGCGGCCATCTTCCACAAATCCTTTGATGCCGGCACAGGGGTTGGGCAGCTTGGTGAATCCCTTGTTGCGCGCGAAATTCCATATGTGGGAGAGCAGGGCCTTCTCGCGGTTGGCTACGACTTGACCTTCCCTGCCGGTGAACTTCAGCAGCGGCTTGTCCGCAGCTTTGCGCACCGCATTCTCTTCCTGTCGACGCGCAACAACTGATCGCCAGCGCCAATCCAGATAAGCGCGGACGTTCACGGGCTCGATGTCATCAAGAGGCACCGGCGGGTCATCGAAGAACTTGTAAAGATTCCCCACCTCGTCAATGTTGTTTTTTTGCGTACCTATGGCTTTCGTCGGCATGACCTCGGCCATGTACTGCTCCGCCACATAACGGAAGGTGATGCGTGCTGAAGCCGGCACTTTTTTTGATGCCCATTCCGCCCACTTTTGGACCGCTACGACATAGTCTTTCCCTACCGGTATTTCGCGGCGCGGGGTTTCTCCGGTATCGAGGTAGTAGTGGATTCCACTTGGTCGTCGCCGCGCGCGGAGGCCTTTCGGGAGATTTCTGTTGGTAGTTGGGGTTCGCCCCATATGATGCTCACTTCAAAACGTTCGGGACCCATTTCTTTTTCGGTAGTTCGGCCTTCGTTTTCGCCGCACTATCCACCGCAGATCGCGCCACAACAGGATGGCCGGTGCCGCTCACAAAGAACGGAACACCCATGATGCGTAATGTTTCTATCTGGCGCGACTTACTTTTGCGGCCAGTGAGGATGGCTATGTCCTCTGGCGTCAAGAAGGTGCTCGGGGTCGATTCGAGCGCTTCGATCTTCCGCATCAGGTCGGCGATGAACTCGTTTTCGCTCATATTCATGGCGGAGTCCCCATCTTAATTGGCCGGACCGTCTTCAGCTGGACCATGGTTCGTGCGATCTCGTCGGGATCGAGCGCGAGCGGCGACCGGCGCGGCGCTACCGCCGCCTCTAGCCTGTCGACCTTCTCGGCAAGCGCATCGATGGCGCGCAGCACGTCGGCGTTCGTCGGCTCGGCCGACACCACCACGCTGAGGAGGGCGCGGCGCGCCGGGGGTGATGACGCTGGTTTTTGATCTGGGTGTGGCATTACTCACCGCCTTTCGCCGCGCGACGGGCACGCTCCACCCACGCGAGGCGGCCAAACTCGACCTGGTCGACGCTGATCAGACCTTGGCGGCCGGCCACCCATTCCTTGAACCAGGCGCGCTCCTGCTGAGCGGTCGGCGCCGCATCGCGCTCGCTGTCCGGCTGGCTGGCGGCGCGCTGGGCGAGGAAATGCTTGCGGACGATATGCCAGGCTGCAGCATCTTCCGACTCAACCTGCGTTTCGTCCATGCAGCCATCGACCATTTCGATTGACTGGGCCAGTAGCAGCCCGAAGCGGCTGATCAAGTCGCCGCCCGCATCCTGGCTCAGCACATCACCCTGCGCTGTGGATGACCGATCGGCTTTCAAGCGCTCGATCTCCATGCGCACAAAGCCCAGCACGGTGAACTCGTAGCCGGTCAGGTCGCCATCAGGCATGCACGATTTAAGGCCCAGCAGGTCAACGATGCTGCGCAAGCGCCTGGTGGCGTCGGCGTCCCAGGCTGGCGCTGCATCTGCTGGCGTGCTGGCTACTGGTGCGGGCTGGCGGGTAGCGCGGGCCTTACGCCAGTCATCCACGGCCTTCAGTGCGTTAGCAGCGCGGCGGCACCACTCGACGTACTCGCCAATCGTGTACTGCCTGTTATCGGCTGCTTCCATCAGTACCGCGATCAGACTGTCATCAGGCAGCGGTGGCAGTTCATCGCTCAGCGCCGCTTGCGCATTCCCGGTTACGCCGCGAGGTTGTATCTTATCGCCGCCGACCGAGACGTCCAGACCAGCATCTGCCATGGCCTGCATCGCGCCGCTGGCAAACGGCTGCGCCGCTTCCGCATGCTGCTGTGGGGCGGCTTCTGGCAGGGGTGAGTGCTTCGGCTTCGCCGCCTGCTTGGCGCGGATCTGTTCGACCTTCGTCCAGATGCGCGCCAACTCGGTTTCGGCGGCTGCGTGCATGTCCAAGCCGTTCGCCAGGCACAGCGCCGCCAGCGTCACCATCACGCCGCCGACTTCCTGCGCCGGCTCGCCGACCGGCCGGCCGTAGACGTAATCCACGAGCTGATGCGCTTCGCTGGCAGTGCAGCCTGTTGACTGTACAAGCTCTAGCGCCTCTTCCAGAAAGCGGTGATTGCGCTCCTCCTGGTCGCCGGCGATCGTCTCCCCGAAGCAGGCCAGCATCCAGGGCTGCACGCGCTGCTGGAAGCAGTTCAGTTGGCGCTCGGCTAGGTCGAGCAGAGTGAGTATTCGTGGAGCCGTGACTGATTGCCGGAAGTAGTCGCGCGCCACGCCGGAATGCGGCTGATCGGCGGCTACCGCCAGTGCGCGCAGCTTTTTGATATCTTCGATGTTCATGTAGCTTCCTCAATAATCGTTATGTCACATGGCCGCACCGGCTCGGCGCTGCCTTCCAGATAGACCACCATTTCAGCATCGCCCTTGTGGTGACAGAAGCCGGCGATGAACTTCTTGACGCCGGCGTGCCGGATCGGGCGGCACAGCTGCTTGCAGCGGTGGATCATGCGGTCGTGGCGGTCCGCCGCTTCCTGCGCGCTTTCGGCGGGCGCCGCGTCGCGCGCGCTCACCGCGTCACCCAGTAGTACAGGTTCACCACTCCGGCCGCCAGGTAGAGCAGGGCGATCAGTTGGAACGCGCGGCGCCGGCAGTGCGGGGCGCTGGGCATCGGGGCTTGCAGGTCTTCGCTCATGTTATTATTTCCTTATGAAAGCAATAACGGAACTGTTTGAATCCTGGATCACACGTTTTTGCGCGTTGATTCTGTTGAGCGCTGGCTCGTTTGGCGCGTTCAACTGGATACGCTGGTCGGCGTTGAGTGCGTCCGACTGGGCAACCTGGTTCGGGAGCGTCGGGACGGTAACAGCGGTGGTTGTGGCCGCGTTTGCGATATACGCGCAAAACCGAAACGCGCGCGAACTCGAGCGATTGCGACGCGATCAAGATGAGGCCGCAACTTTGCTTGCGCTGTGCTACCTCGGTCGGGAGGTCAGGCAAATGTGCACGCTTTCCGGGTTCCAGATAGATACCCCAGGCAATCCTATTCTTTACCCGGACATTAGCGCCAACTTCGCGTCGATCGCGGCGATGATCGGCGCGCTGCCCATTGAGCGCGTAGCAGCGCGCAGTATGGTTGGGCTGTCTCTTGCTCTCCGCAGGATTGCTCTGCATATGAGTGAGATTTACAAAGTAAATCCGCAACAGGGCGACGGATTCTACCTTGCGAATCGCAACCGCCTCGTCGATCTCGACGTGCGATGCGGAGAAGTGAGTGGCGCTCTTCGAGAAGCGTTGAAGGCCTTCGCTCCCGACCTGTATGCTCAGCATTCGACCGAACTTCTTCGACTGTAGCTGCTCAGGGCACCGGCTCATATAGCCTCCGGAAAGCCGTTGTAGGTGTGCCCATCCAACTCACGGCCGGCCGCCCGCTTGCCGATCTTGGCCATGTGCTGGCCGTCCTCGAACCGGTGCCATAGCGGCTGGTCAGTAAACGGCGCAGCGCCCTGCAAGGTGAGCGTCTTGCCTAGAATGCTCCGGCCATCTTGGGCCGGTGCCCATTCTCCCCATTGTTTGAATAGGAACGGCACGCTGGTAGTGGCGCACTGGTCGCGTAATTCGCGCGCCCAGACTGGGTGCATCGGTCGTGCGCCTGGACCGGACTCGCCGCCGACGATGACCCAATCCATCGCCTCCAACATATTGGTGCAGTCACGGATGTTGTCGGGGTTTGCGAACAGGCCTTGAAAGCTGACCGGCCCTAGAAGCGGCTCCATGCTTAGGAAGCGGCGCTCGACGGCGACACGCAGCAGCTTGGGAATATCGCGCTCGGCCTCTTCCTGATTCACGATGGTCGCGCCCAGCAGCACGTTATCGGGGACGCCGTCGAGGAACATCTCGCCCAGCATGTCGCCAGCATTGCCGATCCGCTTCGTCAGCAGCAGCCAATCGAGGTTCGGTGTCGCTTGTATCAAATCTGCCAGATCGGCGCGCCACGTTGGGTCGACCGCGTTGTCGAACACGTCGGCCAAGCTGGCGCAGAACACGCGCTGGCGATGGTCGTGCGCCGCGTAGAACTCAGCGTGCGCTGCGTTCCAAGCCAGCGGCTTGCGCCAGTTTGCTGCGCTGGTGCGGCGGCGCGGCGCTCCCGGTCCCCAGTTGACGGCCGTGCCGCCGCCGAAGCGCGCATTGCGCGTCTCGGCGTAGCAGTGGTCGCAGCCCAGGCCGACTTTTTGGCAGCCTTCCCACGGATTAAAGGTGTGGTCCGCCCATTCGATTGTGGTGTTCTCGCTCATGCTAATATTGCCTATCTGAAAAGGATGAATATGTTTGAGAAATTGCTAATGGGCTTGGCTGTAATAGTTGGAATTGCTGCCACGGTAATGATTTCTTTTGTGTGCTACACCCAATGGCCGGATAAGGATTCGAGTCTTCCTGCGTGGATACAGGCCATTGGCTCGGTGGCGGCGATTTTTGTAGCTATCGGTGTCATGGATTTTCAACACCGCCAAGCTAAAAGACAGAAGGAAACTGAGCGTGTCGATCTGCAGTTGAACCTCGGTGCTGCTCTTGAAAATGCGGCAAACAGGCTTGTTGATGTATTGAACGAGGTGTGCGCCATTACGACCGAAGGAAAAATGACGCCGGTCGCGGTGGTCTATGCACACTCGCAGCTTGCTCATGTGCTTGCGGCTATTGACAGAATCGAGCTTGTTGGGATGCATGGTGAGAACGTTAAACATTGCGGTAAATTAAGTACTGCATGCGGAAAAGTTATGTCGTACACATCCATCTATAAGGAAAAGCAGGCGAGTGATGGACCTGCACTATTTCGGCAAGCTACAGATCAGCTAGAAGAAGTGACTGAGGTGATCGCCAATATCGAAAGGCTTCGAGTCAATCAGCAGAGTCGCCTAACCATGCTCGTTGGGTAGCCGCTTTTTAGGACTGCCCTCGCTAATTTCTTGGCGCACCAAGGTGCGCTGCCCTCCGACTAAGGGCCCCACAACTTTTCCTTCCATCGCTTCCAGCAGTTGTGCCGCCCGGTTGTAGCCGATCCGCAGGTGGCGCTGGATCAGCGATATCGACGCGCGCTGGTTGGTGCGCACCACGGTGACGGCCTGTTCATACAGCGGGTCGCTGGCGCTGCCGTCGCCGGCGGGCACATCGGCGCTGGCGCCAAGCTCCACGGTCTTGCCGCCGAAGGTGATGGTTGCGGTGGCGCCATCCTTGGCGAGGCTGTTGTTCAGCCGGCGCGCGGCGGCTAGCGCGCTGCCGTCGTCGCCGACCACGCGCTGCTTGCGCACCGGCTCGTCACCCTGAGCGGCGCGCTGCGTTGGCTCTACAATCTCCACGGCCGCCACCAACATCATCTGCGCGGAGGTCGAGCCGGTCGGAAAGGAATTCGCTAGCACGAGCGCTGCCTTGATAGCGCCTTCACTACTGACAGCCATCTGCTCACTCACGCGGTCGATGTAGGGCTGCACCGTTTGCTCATACAGCTCGGCCAGCACGTCGCGGTGCATGGCACGGACCTTGTACAATTCGGCCGACAGGCCCACCGCGCGTTCAAGTTTCTGCTGGCTCACGCCGGCCGGCGCCGCTTTTTGCTCGCCAGGCTCGCTCACCGTCGCCTCTCCGCCCAGCGCCTCGACCAGATCGCCCATCAGCTTCGCCAGCTCGCCGGACATCAGCGCGAAGTCGCCGTCGAAACGCTCGTCGTCGTTCCGGATCGAGCCGCGCGAATCTTCCGTCAAAACGTCCAGCATCTTCACCGACTTGATGGCCAGGGTCTCGTCCAGCACGAAGCTGATTTTGCTATCCCACGTCATGGCCAGGCGCGTGCACTGCTTGCCGGCCTTGATGTGTTCCGCGACCTCGGCGCCGCCCAGCGTGTGGCGTTTGTACTGCACCTGAGCCTTGCTCTCACCGGTGGCGCGTAGCGTGGCGTCCTGGTCGACCGTGAAACCGGCCGGCGCTTCATCCGTTTGCAGCCATTCTGTCATCACGCCCACCGGCGAGCGCTGCACGCGCAGGCTTTCCAGCGGCATGCGATCCACCGCCTTCAGCAGCAGCTTGATCACGTTGTCCGCCTTCGACGGGCTAGCCGCGTCGACCACCAGCCAACCGTTTTTCGGATCGATCCAGGCGAGGGTAGTGCTCGCGATCGAGAACGCGCGCGGCAGCAGTTCGTCCGCGACGCGCTCCTTCAGTTCTTTCATCGCCTTCTTGCCTGGCGCGAAGCCCTGGGCCTCTTCCATCTCGGCGGCGCGCGCGACGGCCACCTGATTGATCACTGCCGGAGGCAGCAGCTTCTTCTCGCTCTGCAGCTTGATCAGGTACTGGCCGTTCACGGCGTGCACCAGCTGGCCGGCGGCGCGCGGCGGCGCCCAGCCTTCGCGCAGCAGCTCGTTGCTGCTGGCCGGCGTGAAGGTGTTCACGGAAAGGGCGCTGGCCAGCGCTTCGGCGGTCATCGTCCAGTTGCGCGGCAGGCGGTAAATTTGTAAATTTTTAAACATCGTCATTCCTATCAAAAGCCGCGCGGCGGCGCTTCGTGAAACTCGACGCCCATCTGGCCGCCGAACGCGTGAATCTGCTCCATGTACTGGGCAAAGCCCTTGACCGTCAGGTCGGTCGAACTACCCACCAGAATCGGCTGGCCGCCCGGGTCGAAGTCCCACTTGCGGTAGGCCTCGTCCTTGCACAGCTCCGGGTCGAATTCGTCCGGCAGGAACTGCTGCTTGAAGTACTCGTGCCAGATTTCGGCGCTGTACTGGCGCCCGTCGCTCCAGCACTGCTCGGCGATGTCTTTAAGCGGCCCGGCCCACATGCGCGCGTTCTGGTCGAGCTTCCGGGTCTTCACTTCCTCGCGCACCAGCAGTTCCAGCGGGCGCTCGGCATCCAGCGGCACGTTGCGGAGCAGGGCGATTGCGCGGTCGACCTGCTCCTGGCCGCGCAGCAGCAACTTGCGCTGCTCGAATTTCTGGCGGGTCAAGGCGGTGCTCCCAGCGTGCGGCGCGCGATCACGCTGGCACCGCCTCGGCCGCTGGTTGTTTGGCCGCGTCGTACTGCTCGATGCCCCAGGCCAGGGCATACAGGCACCAGACCATTCCGAACGTGTAATCCTTCATCCGGTGTTCCCAAAGGTCTTCGAAGTGCCAGCTGTCGCGCGAGCCGGTGCTGTCGCTATCGCGATAGCTAAACTCGTGTGCAGCCCACAGCGCACGATCAACGCCGCCATCCTCCAGCGCACCGAACACCTCATCGTCGACGGCTTCCCACAGCGCGCGGCGGCCGTCTTTATCCAATAAGCCTTCTGCCTTGGCGCTGCGCATCCAGAGCACACGGTACTGATTGATCACGCGCCGAAACGCGGCCTCGTCGTATTCCATCGCCTTGCCGCCGTCACGGCCGCCATGCACCGCAATCAGCTTCTCGGTCCAATAGCCGGGATTGATGGCCAGGCGACGGCCGCGCTGGCGGTTGTATTCCCGGTCCGTCCGGAAGAAATCAAACATATCCGTCGTGCGCTGAAACACGTAGGTGCCCATGTCGCCGGTATAGCAGAGGTATCCGGGCCAGGTGATCAGGTCGAAGTACATGTTGCCGGTGTGCTGTTGTTTGAACCGGATGTGACGATTCACGCCGTCATCTCGGATCACGACCATCTGGTGGTCGGCCACGTCGCGAAGGAAGCGCTCTTCGGTGCATTCGTGGCTCATGGCGCTACGCCTAGGTCGGCCACGTCGATGACGATGCCACGGCAGTAAACAATGCCGTCTTCCATGATGTCGAAAGTGGCGTGCGGCACGTCGGTCTTGTAAGTCCAGCTGTAGCCCGGCTCGGCCGCCCACAGCGCCTCCACCGTCTTGGCGTCTGGCTGGCGCGCGAAGAAGTCTTTCAGCTCGTCGTCGTCTTCGATGCTGTCGCGGTCTGGCAGCAGGCCTTTACCATCGATCAACGCGGTACCACCGTCGTGGCAACCGAATTCATCGTTGATGGCGCCGCGCAGCTCCATCAAATCGTCGCTGGCGCCGAAGATCACCACCAGGCCGGCGGCCTTGGCTTGAGCCTTTCCCTCGGCGGTCAGGTCAAATGGGTATTCGCGGCCGTTCAGCAGCGCGGCGAAGTAGTCGCGGTTCTGGTGGTGCGCCGGTGCGGCGGCCACCGGCGCCGCCGACGGCAGGCCCATGTTCTGGTACGGGTGCTTGTCGCCGTACGGCTTGATGTGCTTGCCGAAGTGCGCGCCGGCCGACTCGGCGCTGGCGAAGGCGGCGTACTCCTGGGAGGTAAAATTCCGGTAGTGGTACACGTTGCCCGGCTGGCCCTTGCTCAGGAACTGGATCGCCAGCGTTTCGGTGGCGGGGTCGTGGCCGATGGCGGCCAACTGCGACGACTTGATCGGGGTCAGTGGGATGCTGTTTGCGTTCATGGTTTTCTCCTATGGTTGGGTGATTACGCGGCGAATTTCGCCTGGGCGGTGCTGAGGTGACGCTGGATAGCTGCGCAGATGCGCGGGAAGTCACCCTCGTGATACAACTTGGCCGCCTTCTCGGTCGCCGCCGGCGTGAAGCCGAGCGACAGCAGGCCGTCGGCGCTGATTGCCAGCGGTGCGATGCGCTCGTTGATCTGGCCGAGGCGCAGCGTGGGCGGCGTGTCGGTCGCGGCGTCCTGCTGGCTGAACAGGTCGGCGGCCGGCGGGAGTTCTCCGCCTTGCGGCTGCGCATCAGCGAGGTCTGCGAGGCGAGCTTGCTCGGCCAGTGCATTGGCTTGCGCAATGGCGGCGCCGGCAGTAGTGGGGCGCTGCAGCTGGGCGGCGGCTTGCTGCGCGCGCTGCTCGGCGGCGATGCGGTCGCGCTCGGCCTGGTCGGCGGCGGCCTGGCGCTCGGCAGCGGCTTTCGCCTCGGCGGCGACGCGCTCTGCCTCAGCGGCAGCTTTCGCAGCGGCCAGCTCAGCCAACTGGCGGTCAATTTCCGCTTGCGCGAGCCGGTTCTTCTCCGCCTGGGCATCCGCCTCGGCCTTGAGCTTCGCAGCGGCCGCCTCGCGTTCGCGCAGCGCCGCTGCCTCTTGCTCTGCGGCGAGCGCAGCCAGGCGGTCGGCCTCGGCCTTCTGCACGGCGGCAATGCGCTCGGCCTCGATATCAGCCACGCGCTTACGCTCGGCGGCTGCATCGCGCAGTTGCTGCAGTTCGGCGCGCTCTGCGGCGATGCGAGCAGCTTCAGCTTCGCCAGCCGCCGCCGCTGCCTGCGCAGAGGTCAATTTCGTCATTGCCTCGGCGTGGGCCGCCTTTGCCGCGTCCAGCAGCGTGCCGAAGTCTTCGCCCGGCTCATCCGCATCCAGCGCCGTCAGCATCGCGCCTATTTCCGCAGCGGTTTTGCCCATTGCTTGCAGCGGCAGTTCGCGGATTGCCACGAGGCGCTGGCGTATCTCTTCCTGGCGTGCCAGCTCTGCCTTTTTCAGGTCTTCCTTGCGCTTTTCCTCGGCCTTGATGGCGTCATGGAACTTTGCCTCGTAGGGGGTGACGATGGCCAGCAAGTCCTTGTATTTCGAGTCCAGGAGCTTGCCGATCTCCAAAATCGGGGCCTTGCGTTCGGCTCGCGCCTTCTCGCCGGCAATGCGCACTTCGTCGCGGAAGGCCGCACGGTACTTGACCGCAGTTTCCATGCCGGCCGTGGTGCTGGCATCCGGAGTGATCGCATCCGCTTCCGCCTTCAGAATCGCGAATTTGTCGTTAAACGGCTTGAATACCTCGGCGACATATTTGATCGGGTCGAGGGTGATCAACTGGCTGGTGGCCGGAATCGCGGCGGCGTGAACTGCGACGGCGCCGACTGCGTCGTTTTCTGCTGGGTGGTTGTTCATGCTGCTTCCTTCATCCGTAAAGTCGTTTCGTAGTAGGTGACCAATTTTTCAAACTCGGCCAGTTCCTCGACCATCTGGTCGATGTATTCGTCATCGCGCTGGTAGGTGCGCAGCCACAGCTGCTTGTCGATGATTTCCATTGCCGGGCAATACACGCAGAAGTCCCACCACTTGCGCGCCGTAAGCCACATGCAGCCCTGCACCTGATCCATAAACTCGCTGGCGTCGTTCTCGATGTAGATCCGCTGCAAGCGTTCCGGCGATATCAGGCACTTGTACTCGCTACCGCCGTCGCGCCCGATCAGGCCGTCGGCGCTGGCGCCGAACAGTCGGTCTTCGGACAGAACAAAGCCCGCGCGCTGCACCATGTGGCCGCTGGCAATCTCGTGCTCGCGCCGCGCCGCCGGCTCCAGTTCATGGCCGCGCCGCATCGCGTACGTCTCGAAACTCTCATCCAGTGGCTTGCCGCTGATCCGCTCGATGGCCAGGCGGAGGGCATAGGCCTTTGCCGCTTCCGAGAAGTCGCCGACCGCCAGCCCTTCGATAGCGCGCTGGATCGATTCAGCCTTCGGCGCCGAACGGTAGCCGGCCAGGTCGCGCGCTGCAGCTTCACTCATGCCGGAGCGGATGGCGGTGACGTACGCCTGCTGCTTTTCGTCCAGGCCACCGGTGCGCGAGCGGGCGACCACGAACATGCTGGCGGTGATCACGCCGGCACGGGCCTGGTGCCAGTCTTCCGATCCCTGTTCGCAATTGATGACGATCATTTGCCGGCTCCAGCGGCCTCGGCGCGCGCCTTCAGCACTGGATAGTGCTCGGCCAAGCCGTCCTGAGTAGCCGGCGACAGGCGCCCCCATGCATCGTTAAACAGGTCCAACCCTTCGTCGGCCAGTGCACTGAAGTCGGCCAGGATGGCCTGCATGTCGTCGGACAGTGGCTTTGAGGCGGAACTTGCCGGCTCGGCGTCAATGGTGCGACCTTGATCGGCGCCGGTGGCGTCCGCTTTCCATCCGTCATGGAAGGCGGCCAATGCCTTACGGTTGGGCGCGCCGGCATCGCTCCAGAATTTCTGGTAGGCCGCGACGCCCTTGGAGGCAGCGGCCTTGGCCTGCTGGATCAGTTCGGCCGACGCCTCCGACGGCGCCGACGGGCCGGAGGGCTGTCCGGCAGCGGGCGTGATATCTCGCATTTCGCGGTTCACTTCCTCCAGCTCATCCGGCGTGTACACGCCAAGGATGACGTCAGGCGCATACAGGCGAGTCCAGCGCTTTACGGCGAGATAGGCCAGTTGCTGCTTCGGATCGGTGGCCCACAGCGGCGAGTTACGCACGCTGGCCTGGACCAACAGGAGGTCGAGGACGCGCGGGGCTGCCTCACCCTTCAACGTGCAGGACACCCGGACTCCCAATCCGTTTTCGTCCTGCATGCCATAGTCCGGCACACGGAACTGGTATTCCTTCTTGTCGCCCTTGGCGGGCATGGTGATGACTTTCGTCTTGCCGATGATCTTCTCCCATGGCCCGTACCACTCGTATGCAAAGCGGTCCTGTGCGACCCCGCTCGACTGGATCACTGCATTGACCAGCTGCGCCTCATAGCCGAGCGTGCCGTTGACCAAGTGGGTTTTCTGTGCCACGGCGAACGGGTTCATGCGCCACTGCACTGCCTGCATAACCACCGCGGCGCAATCCGCTGCATTGCCGCGAAGGTGCTCGGGAATGGTCGAGCGCCCCTTCGCCATGATGTCCGCGAGGCGCATCATGCTGTCCATGCTTGCGCTGTCGAGAATCAGCGCTGCGCTGCTGGTGGCGACCATCGGCAGGTCGGTGGCGGGCGCCAACTGCATGGCGGCTTGGCTTTCTTTGGTGACTGCGTTCATCGGGTTCTCCGGTTCAGTTTCGTTAAAGCTGCATTGAGCAGGGCAAGGCGTACAGCATGTGCTGGGCGGTGGCCGGCGCGCAGGTTGCGCAGCGCCTGGCTGGCAACGTCGACGAGGGCGGTCATTTGTCCGCTTTCCCGCTCCACGCCGCCTGGTCGCGTTGCGCCGCCTCTTCGTCGGCCTGCTGCATGAAGGCGTAGGCGCTGCCGATCAGCACGCCCAGCAGGGCAATGGTTACGGCTTCACGCAACTTCACGGCGGGCCTCCTTGCGTGCGCGGCGCGCGGTGGCCTGGTCGCGACCGAGCTGGATAGCCTTCTGCAGTTCCTCCCTGCGGCGCCCGGCCGGCACACCGATGCCTTCCAGCGCAATTTCCAGCGCTGCCAGTGAAAGAGCGCTTAGCGGCTTGTTGGTCAGCAGGCGGATCTGCTTCTGCAGCGCGGCGTAGGATTGGTTGCTCATTTCCGCACCATGATGGTTACGCCCATGGCGCCAGCGTCGTATGCAGCGGCGGCCAGCGCGGCGGCGTCGCCGATAGCGGTGTAGCTGTGCGCGCCGGCGGCAGTTCGCGCGGTGACCGTGTAGGTCAGGCCGAACTCTCGGCGTGCCAGCTGCGGCGCCACACTATTGCGGTTGCGCCCGTGGATCGGATAGGCGCTGACGTGGCTGCCGGCCGGCGCTGCTTCTGGTGCATCCAGATTGCCAGCCATCAGCGATTCGGTCAGGCCTGAGTCCTGGTAGACGAAGGCGAGGCCGGCGAACACAGCGAGGCGTGACTGGCGGCCGGCGGTGGTGTGGCTGACGGTGATCACTTGGCACGCTCCGCGATCATGGCGTCGGCGATGCTGTAGGCAGCATGTGCAATGACAGCTTGGACGTTATCTTGCAGTCGTCCATTGGTGGCGCAAATGTCGCCAGCGGTTGAGCCGAGGCGACCTTCCAGCGGCTCGTTGATCAGGCCTGAAAGGGCTTGGGCTGCGAAATAGTCGCGTAGCGTCATGCCCGTTTCGGTCAGCGCTTCGCGTTGTTTTGCGCTCTGCGCGCGCCCCGGGTCTGGAAATGCGGCGCCCCCTGTCGTCGTGCTGCTCATAGCTTCTCCCTGTTGACTTCGTTGTTTGGGGAGCGCGTACGCCGCTCGCTGCGTGTGGTGCTTCGGTACTGGCGCGGTCGGCGCGTGGCGTACTGACGCATTCCCTACTTGTCACCACATGGCTGCCGGCTACCCCTCCGATCCGCCCGCGCACTGCACCAGCTTTACCTGTGTGTGTTCTCGCTCCTCGGTAGCCAGCAGCCATGTGGTTCCCGCGCTTCACCGGCGCGGGACGGTTGTTACTTACCCTTCATCCGTTCGAACAGATCGGCGCTCGGGCGGTGCTGCGGTCCGATTTGCACCAGTAGCCACAGCACAGCGGAGCAGCCAGCGAACACCGCGATTACGATCAGTTGCTTCTTCACGATGCGCTCCTTGTCATTGGTGCCGCGCTTGCCCGGGATGGGCCGACCGCGCGGCGAAGTCGAGGCATTTCAGATCCCACTGGGCGCGTTTCTATCGCCTGGCCAACGGCTATCGCTGCGTTGTGCACCGGGGCAGCGCGCTCCGGTTTCGGTTCAAGGTGGCTCGGCGCCGCAGCTGCGCTCCCATATGCGGCGCTCGGCGCGGGCTTCCTGCTGCGACACCAGCAGCAACGCGTGGGCGCTCGGCAGATGCGTGTCGCACCAATCGCTCATCTGGCGCATCTGCTCCCGCGTCAACCAGGCGCCGACATCGATCTGGTCCAGCGCGCCAGTCAGCGCCGCGTGTTCAACTTCGTAGCCGGCGGAGTCCAGCGTCCCGTACAGGTCAATCCGCAGGCCGTCGTGCTCGTATCCGGCACGCAGCAGGCGAGCGGTGGTCGGCACCAGCGGCTGCTGGACCACGTACACGGTGCGGAGCGGCTCATCACCTTGAATCACCGGGGTCGCGATGGCGCCAGCGCGCAGCTGGAGCAGGGCGGCGGAGATTGGGGCGTTCACGCTGCGGCCTCAAAAATCCAGCCCGAGGCGAGTGCGGCGACCCGGCTGCGTTCCATGCGCTGCTGAGCGGCCAAATCGCTCTCGGTGTAGCGCAGCCGGCGCCGCGGCAACTTGCGGCCGAACTCGTTGCAAATCTCGAGGCGGCGCGGGCAGCCGATGCTGGCGACCAGGCCGGCGCACTGCAGGTCGGTAGTTTTTTTGCGGAGGACTTTGCGCATGGCGGCCTCCGATTAGCCCAGCGTCGCCGGAGCGGCTTGCTGGCTGAAGTCGAAGGCAGGAACTGCATCGCCAGCAGCTGCTGCGGCAGCAGCGATAGCGCGGAATTCGGTATTGGACATTTCGTTCTCCATCGTGGGTGGTGCGTCGATGGAGTAATATTAGTCCGACTACTTATTTAAGTCAACAGTCGGACTAATAAAAGTGGGGAAATTTTTTGCATGTTGTTAAAAAGGTAGCTCAACAGGCTCATTCGGCAGCGCCTCCGACTGCCACCCAATCTGATCAGTATTGATGTGCTTGATGATGTTGGTGGTGTCGAAGTGCGCGAAGCGGCGTGAGAAGCCGTCGACGCGCAGTGAGACTAGGATCATGGGATGCGTGCGGAGATGGCACTGGGCGTCTGCGATCAGGCGCGCCAGGTTTTGACTAAGTTATGCCAGCATCGACACAGATGATGGCGAAGTTGATTCGGTGGGCGGTCACAACGGCGGGAAGATATTGCATTTACGCAGCTGCAGAGGTAACTGAGGTTTATCTGGATGCTGCAGCGCTCCCTATAGATTGCCGCAGGAACCTCATGGTGTGGCACGGCCCTGCGGAGCGTCGAAATTAAAAGTCGACGCATTCGTTCCTTAGCTGCGGGTCGTACAGGACTCACGCCACTGGTAGTTAGCGAACAGATTACCGGGAAACCCCGCGAGAGGAAGGGCCCGGGCTTCGTCGCCAAAAGCAGGGCTCTTGAAGATGATGTTGGCTGATTCATCGTAGCCGATAATGACCAGCTGAAGGGGCTGTCCGGAGCCACGGGAGACTATAGCGACGACAATTGGTCGCCCCGCGTCGATTTCAGATTGAATGGTGGTTAGCGGCAGAGCCCCATCTATCGTGGCGTTATAGCGATTGGTCAAAATGAGCCCAGCATCCAATATATTTGGGAGATCGCATTGCTTGGCACGAGGATTTGTCGCGCATAAGCCTCCAAACGACTTTCCCACCAGCTTATCTTGGGTGTTGTCGTAATCATGGCCGCCGAAGTAGTAATCGTTCACGCTGCTGGAAACAGCGGCCCAGCCCCAGTTGTTCATCAGCTGAGCCTGCATTTGTAGCGGTAGCGGATTGCCGGCGCGACTGTTTACGCCAAGGTCATCGGCAGTATTTGTCGGTTGCATAGTGCTGCTCCATTCAATGATTGAGAAATAGCCAATCGAGATTGTGCATCGCTATTTGCATATCGTCTGTAGCACAAACGTGCTACAGACGCATGTGAAGTGGACTTGTTGGTGAAGGAGGGCGGCCAGGGGATTAGGAGTTGTTGCATGTGCGCAAACGCGAGCTGATGCTCGATGTGAAGCTTGAGCTGGAGCTGGATTCTAGCGATCTGGACGCCATTGAGCGCAAGTAGGCATTACAAAACCCCGACTTGCGGGGCTTCTAACAGATCGAGAAAGAAAAGCTTAATTTGCTTCTCAAGTTAGCTGTATCCGTATCTAAGATCTCGTGCGCCGCTTTAAAACTCTAGATTAATTTTCAAAATCAAGAATACGTCTTACTAAGTTTCCGTCATCCGAACCTAACCCTATCTTTCTTGAAATTAAATATTGGGAAACTTTCTTTTCATCAGCTGTACGCCATGCCAAAACATAGGCTAAGTAGAAAATCCCGATACCAGTGTTAACTGCCTCACCATCCCCACCGGCGTTAGTCCAGTAAGCGGTAAATTTTCGTACCGTTTGTGCCTCATCCTTTGCGATTTTTTCGAGCTGTCCGATTGTTCTTATGTCAAAGCAAGCAAGCCTCTCAACGTCCTCAGCAGAGATGTCATTGCTACGCTTAGCGAGGATATATCCGGAAGCATTTACGACCTCATCATCAAGTTTCTTTGTATAGCTATCAACATTAAACAGTGCCCTGAGCGATGCTATATCTATCGTTACTGAATTCGGATCACGCTCAATTGACTGCGGCACCTCGCGCTCATACTCTATCAGACTACGACGGATTGACTGAAACTCACTATCCGCCAGCTCTAAAAGTCCGGCCACTCTTGCAAATTGTCGACGAATAATTGCCGGAACGCCTTTAGAGGACTTATATCCTAAATCATGTTCAATTTCTGCCCAGGCGTGCTGGAGAATAGATCTAATCTGAATCTCAAACCTCATTTTTGCAAAACTGCGATATTCTTTCAATTTAGAACGAACGGGATTAAAACTCGCGATAAAATGTAGAGATGAATATCCGAATCTGTCAGGCTCCTCAGAAACTCTTTTATCTACTGATTCGCTAACATCAATTGAAAATTCTTGTTCAATTAATTTGGCTACCAAATCAACATCTTCAGCAAAATACGTAGTTATCCTTATAGCGGATATATCTGTCAAATCCGCTAGCGAAGAATAATTTTTATCTGGCCTGGATATTTTTCTATCAAGGCTTTGGCGTGATTTACACCGATGGGTTACTGAATGAACCAAAATTGCATCATTTGTCAGCAATGTGCTTACCAATTGCCTCGCCGAAGCTGCAAAGTCATTGTAAAGTGCCTGCTTTTCATCATATTCTTTGAGTATTAGATTAACATTTGGCTTCAAAATTACCTCGAAATCTACTTTTATGAAATTAAATATATGTGCGATGCAAGTAATGTCTGGGAAAAATAGTGGTCGAATAATTTTTCAATTTTTGAAAATTCCTTAGGTAATATCTTTTTATGAACACCTCGTTTTATTTTTTTGGCTGTGGAGCGAAATGTTTCGACCAATTATCCTTGAGTTGAATTGCTTTCTCTGTACCGTCATTTCTCGCAAATAGCCTTCCAGTGATCTTCGAACTTGGTTGCCGTTATCGGCGTCCCAGTCTATCAGGCAAGTCAAAAGCGGTCATCTTCCAACCCCATAGCCCATCGCGCTTCATGGTCATCACGCCAGCTTGGTTCTCGCCACGAAGGTGAACGGTGACTCTACTCCAACCTTTGTAGTTCAGAACGTAGTCTGGTGCCGTCTCGGTCGTATGATCATACTCATCGATCGTCTTGCCGGCCGCGCGCGCATCGTTGCCGCGCAAAAGGGCGATAACGCCAGCGGGTGAGACGAGCTTATCGACCATCGTGCCGACCATGGCAATACCCAAAGCCATGCCCATGTTGGCGAATGGATTGGCCTTCATCTCTGGCGAGTCCATCTCGCCGGACATGTGGGCTAGCAGCTGGCCTTTCACATTCTCACGTAGAGCAGGGAAGTCGACGTAGTCCGACAAAGCATCGGCATCTTTGTTCTGAACGGCGGCCTTCATTCCTTGCAGCGCCAGATAAGGCGAAGCCGCGATACTCGCGACGAACGCTACGGCTACGAGCGCGCCGGCGCCATAAATCTTCTTCACGTAGATATCCATCAAATCCGGCAAAGGACGTGCCGTTTCGTTCCCAAATTATATTATTTATTGTTAAATGGAAATCTAGCGAATTGTCACGATGATATTTGAGGCAGCGGGCCGGTTTTCCCGGCCCGCCTTCCTAGGTCACAGCCAGTCGAGTCGATGTAGGACCTCAAGCAGCGCCGTCACAGCGGCGATGCACTTGGCCACATCTATCTTCCAACTCACCTTTCCTACAGGTCGTTTGGCTTTTGGCATTTTGCGTTAGCTCATGCTTGGCACCGAACGTGCGCACGTCCAGCACCAGGTTAATGGGGCTGAACATTTATATCGCGCCTTGCCGGGCGCTAGCCGAGTGCTGCTGCAGCAGCGTTGGCGCTCCGAGTGATTCAGCCCTACACGTGCTTGAACTTTCTCGAAGGCGGCTCGTGCGGGGCTGATTGGTCTTCACACCGGGGCCAAAATTGTCCCTTCGCCGTATAGACAGCGTCGCGGATTTCTGGAGCAGGCATGTCGACTTCAACCACGCAGTTACCTTAAGCGGGTTAGTGGCCCGCAGTCCAGGCACTACCCTGGATTCTTGTCCCGCGCATCGGATAATGCGCAAGATTATTTCTCGCAATAGCCTTACATTGATCATTAGCCCGACAACTACACCAAAGCGCCGCGACGATATCAGTTGCGCGCGCACCGACAATCGAACTAAACGAACACCTTTAGCGCGGTTACAGCCAATATGCCGATGGCCCACCATCCCATTTTTCGCAACTGGTCAAGTCGGAGCAGTATCTCGCGCTGAAGTATCAACGTCGCGGCAGCGTCTTCGCGAGTGTAGCAAGAAGCCTTAATGCCCTGGTCAGCTTCGAAAATTGCTGATCCGTCCGGAGCAAAGTGACAATCAAGGCCTGCCTCGGTACGCGCTCGACGCGCTGAGCGAATCGCTTCGACCCATGCAGCGTTTGCTGCGCCCTTGGCAGCGAGGCTGTTGAGCTGATTATTCTCAAATGCTTCAGCGTCAATATCTTCTTGTGGGCGATTCGTGGTCATAATTCTCCTGCTCGCAAAACACCGTGCTTCGGTGGGCAAAGGTTAGTTGGCGCAAATAGCCTTCCAGTGATATTCGCAGCATCCGGCTTCGGGCTAAGGTCGACTCCCATACTTTTGCTCGAACTTGTTCGCCATCATCTCGCACGTGTTACGCACGAACGATTCTGTTCCAGACCCCAGCGGTTGCTTTTTCAAGTCATCTTTGCAAAGCTCGATTGCCTTGCGGTCGCTTGTCTTCTCCTGTGCCTCCGGCGTGCTGCCAATTAGGTAGCCGATGAAGAGTAGAGCGCCCAGCAATCCCAAGATGATGCCGATCACCACCAACCAAGTGGGAGTTTCGCCGCTAGCTGCCGAAGATGCCGCTCGAGACACCGGTTGCCTGTCGGCTATAGGATGGCCACAACCAGGGCAGGCCGCTGCTAGTTGTGATACCTGGCGTTCGCAGACTGGGCAAGGAATCAACGCCATTTTTACAACCTATCTCGGAAGTTCTTCGGCGTGAAGTGAACTACGCGGCCAATCACGATACAGTCAGCGCCGTGACACGGCGCAGGTTTAAACTCGGGATTTTCGGACGTTAGATACCATTCGCGGCGCTCATATTTCAGCCGTTTAATCACGGCTTGGCCGTTGTAATTCATAGCAAAAACACCGCCGCTTTTACGGGCCTTGTCGGTGGTATTGACCACAGCGATATCGCCTTCGTACATCAGCGGCTGCATGCTATCGCCTTTGACCTTCACGGCAACTAACGAATTGGGGTGGAGATCGTTCTCCTCCAGCCACTGGCGGGGCACGTGGTGCCTACCAGCCTCGCCAGCGATCGGCTCAGGCATGAACCCATCCATGCCGGCCTGAACATGCATCGCCACCATTTGGATTGAAACGGTGTTCGGGGCATGATCGTCGTCGTCGGTAACACCTATGAGAGCAACAGCATGCGCGACACGTTGCGCCTGGTCGCCCAATAGTACGCTGAACTCGGAAAGCCCGACCCCTAAAAGCGATGCGAACTTGGACGCAGCGTCGACGTTCAGCGGGATTTTCCCGTTCAGGTATTGGGCGAGAGCGCTCTGGCCGAACCCAAGCAACTCCGCCGCTGCCTCTTGGGAAGATGGTTGGCCGGACTCTTTGCGCGAGCGCTGCCAATCCTTGAACAGGTCTTTGAGCTTCGCGGCTTCGTCTAATTGTTGCTGTGATAGTGGTTGGGCGGGCATAAATCCAAGAATATAAGTAAGCCTAATAATTATCAATTAGTCGGACTGTTGACTTTAATTAGCAGTCGGACTAATATTCAGTCATGAACTCGATATCCCACATCCGAGCAAAGCTCAAAGTCACTCAACAAGCCCTCGCTGAGGCGTTGCAGGTCAGTCAGGGGAACGTGTCTCACTATGAGCGCGGGCAGAGTGTGCCACCCGAAGTGGCGAAGCGACTAATCATATTCGCCGGAAAGCGGGGGCACGCGCTTACGTTCGACGACATTTATGGCGCACCACCAGCGTCATCCCCTTCATTAAGCGCCAGTGTGGCGTCTACTGCCGTGACCCAGGTCAACGCCACCGGAGAAACCGCATGAAGCGCTACATCAACCGCCTGATGGCGCGCCTCGGCTACCTGCCGGCGCCGGCCAAGCTTGCCCCCAGTACCATCAACATGGAACTCAACTTCCAGATCGACAGCACGCCACTGGATAACGCGATCGCCAAGCTCGACCAGCTCAGCTCGGCCGCCAGGCGCGCCGAGGCCGCGGTGACCGACGCGCTGCTGGCGCAGGAAGGTGAGTTCATCGGCGCCGAGCTGGTCGCCGACAAATCGCAAGCCCTCATCCTCACCGCACTGCAAAAGCAGACCACGCTGCTGGAGGTGCTGGCGAAGCAGGGCGATCACGCCGCGCTGCGCACCGCGCCCGCCACCGGCGCTGCCGCATCCGGCCTGCCTGGCTGACGGCGCCGGCCCAAAAAATCGCACTACCAGAATCATCCGCATCACCTGAAAGCCTGAATCACTTTTATAGGAAACCACCATGAACACCACTAGTAACCGCAAGCCCAATCCCCGCTTGAACGTCGTCAAGGTGTATCTCGGCGACGAAGAGCAGGCCACCCTGCAAAGTCACTGCCACGCCAGCGACACCAGTATCAGCGCATTCCTGCGCCAGGCTGGTATCCGCATCGCGACAGCGCACCAGCAGATTACCCGCTTCCCCGGGCGCCAAGAAGGGGCTGGTGCAGGCCTGCACCGGGCCTTCTCGTTCCCAGGCCAGGGCGTACGTCGCGTGTCGCGCGGCGCGCTGCGCCCGATGCGTTCGTGAATTGCTGAACCGCTGCGCTCCACTCGACGCATACAGAAAGGACGAACCGATGCATCACCTGATGATCGCTGACGTGCAGATTCGCACCGATGAACATGGCCGCTTCTCGCTGAACGATTTGCATAAGGCTGCCGGCGCTGAAGCGCGCCACCAGCCTGCGCAGTTCCTGCGGCTTGACGCCACCGGAGCACTGGTAGATGAGCTGGCCGAGGAAAATGGCGGTATGGGAAATCCCATAGTGACGATCAATGGCGGCCGCGCGCCGGGCACGTTCGTCAGCAAGGAGCTTGTCTACGCTTATGCAATGTGGATTAGCCCTAAATTCCATCTGCAGGTCATCCGCACCTTCGACGCGGTTACCAGTGACTCCGCGCAAGCAACGCGCAAGCCCAAGGCGACGAAGCCGCCGGTACTGGAGGCCGCCACGATGATGCCCGCCCTAGTGCGCGCGCTGCGCGCCTGCGGCATCGACAAGAACGCGGCGGCCATTGGCGCCAACCAGATCGCCACCGCGCAAACCGGCGTGAACCTGTTGGCCATGGCTGGCCACTCGCATCTGCCAACACCAACCCAGCAAATCTGCTACACGCCGACCGAGCTGGGCAAGCGCTTCTGCCAAAGCGCCATCACATTCAACCGCCGCCTTGCTGATGCTGGTTTGCAAGAGAACATCGGCGGGCACTGGGTCCCGACCGAAAAGGGCCGTAAGCACGCGGTCGTGCTGGACACCGGAAAAGCCCATAGCAGCGGCACGCCGATCCAGCAGGTGAAATGGATCGATTCCGTTTTGGCAGAAGTCGCTTTGTGAATCCGGGATGCCGCGCCCCGTTGCGCGCGGCGAAGAAGATGGAGAACCGCATGCCCCAAGCATCGCAAATTCAACCTGGCGCCGGCGCGGCGCTGCTCGATCACTTAATCGAGAAATTGCGCCTGAAAAACGACGCCGCCCTCGCGCGCGCTTTCGAAGTGGCGCCGCCAGTAATAAGCAAGATCCGCCACGACAAGCTGCCGTTCGGTGACAGCATGATCTTGAAGGCGCACGAGAAGTACAACTTCACCGTGCAGTCGATCCGCCAACTGCTGGCCGGCGAGGGCGCGTAACGATGACGCAGCAGCAGCAGCACCAGCACCAGGCCGCCGAGGAAGTGCGGCCAATGGAAGTCGAACCGGCGCACGTCATGACGCGGGAAAAGCACAAGCAGCGCGAACACTACGAACGCATGCTGCGCGAATTGGAAAAAGAGCAGCAGAAATAGAAAAGGCCGCGTTGGAGCGCGACCCGATCACCCATCAGAGGAATTACATGCCTACTATTTTACAGCAAGGACCGGCGCCAGCACAGACTGGCACGCCGGAGGAGAAAGTCACGCTCGCGGCCCGCGAATGGCGCGAAAAGGACCGTGAGCACATCGCGGAAAAGAACGCCGCCACAGGCGCTGCGGAGTACCGCGCGCGCCGCAAGCTGCGCATGACCGTCGACCTGACCGACGGGAAGGCTGGCCAGCCATGAGGAAGCTCCCACACCCCACCAGCCTTGCGCACGCGATGCTGCGCCAGCTCGCCGCCGGCCCCGGCACCTTCTATCAGATCTGCGAACTGCTCGAATTCGATATCGAAGACGACAAGGTCGAGACGGTCTGCCGTGCGCACTTCAGCGACCTCGTGGACGCTGGCCATGCTTACCTGGTCGACCTGACCTACCACGTCACTACCGCCGCGCGCGCCGCCATCGCGCCGCCGGCGCCGTACGTCGGCCAGATTGCCGGCCCAGCTTATCGCGGCACGCCGCATCCGATGCCAGTCACCATTGCGCGCCGCGCAGCGGGAGCGCGGGCATGACCAAATCACGCGGCATCAACGCACCCAAGCACAAATGGACGCCCGAGCAGGACGCCATCCTGCGCAACCAATATCCCGACATGCGCGCCGCCGACGTCGCCGCTGCACTCGGCATTCGCCTGACATCCCTTTACGCGCGCGCCAAGAGGCTGGGCCTCACGAAGTCAGACGAGTTCAAGAACAGTTCGGCCTCCGGGCGCCTTGACGGCGTACGCGGATCGGCCACCCGATTTGCATCTGGACACGTGCCATGGACGAAAGGCCAGAAGGGTATCCGCCTCAGTCCAGACACGGAGTTCAAGAGGGGCGAGCGCCCTGTGAACTACATGGCAGTCGGCTCCGAGAAGCTGCACATGGGATATGTGTGGCTGAAGATTGCCGACGGCGGCTGGCCAGAGGCATGGAGACCGAAGCATCACGTCATCTGGGAGCGCTCGCACGGCGCCGCACCGCCGGTAACGCACCTATTGTCGTTCCGCGACCGTGACCGCAATAACTTCGCACTCGACAACCTTGAGCTGATCAGCAAGGCAGACTGGATGCGCCGTTATACGCGCCACAACCTGCCGAAAGAGATCGCTGATCTGATGGCCCTGCAAGGCGCACTCACGCGCCAAATCAACAAACGGAGCAAAGCACATGAGCAATAACAACATCGACGCACTTCGCGAACACCTGTTTGGCGCGCTGGCTGGTCTGAAGGACGGCTCGGTGGATATCGAGAAGGCCAAGGCCATCTCCGGCGTGGCGCAAGTGATCATCAATACTGCGAAGGTCGAGGTCGAATACGCCAAAGCTACCGGACAGGGCGGCAGCGAGTTCCTGGCGCCGAAGCCAGCGCTACCAGCTGGCATCACCGGCGTCACCCAACATCGGATTCGCTGACCATGAGCGTGAAGCCAATTCACGGGCTATCTCAGGTCCCCGAGTATCGAGCCTGGCAGACGATGCGCTTACGCTGCACGGAACCCGCAAACCCTGCATACGCGAACTACGAAGGCCGGGGTATCGCCGTCTGCGATCGGTGGCTGAATTCTCCTGCGGCATTCATCGACGACATGGGGGCGAAGCCTACGCCCCAGCACGAGTTAGACCGTCGCGACAACAGCGCTGGCTACTCGCCGGAGAACTGTCGGTGGGTGACGCGCAGCGTCAATGATCGCAACCGCCGGTCGAACCGCATGGTCACCTACTCGGGAGAAACGCATGCACTCGCGCATTGGTGCGAGCAGTTCGGCATTCGCCCTGACACGGCAAAGAAACGCCTCGATGCAGGCTGGACGCCAGAAGAAGCATTCACGATCCCGGCGCGCACCAAGGCTCTGAATGGCCAGGCAAAGCCGCTCAAGCACGAGTGCGTTACCTGCGGCGCCCTAACCACTGGTACACGCTGTCGTCCTTGCGAAAACAAGGCACGCCCGGCGCGCGCCAACTTCGCGCACGAGCGTGAGATTGTGATGGTAGCTGCGTGAGGAATTACGATTTTTCGCTCGAATGGTACATAGGGCCCCGCCATTGCGGGGTGTGTTTATCCACCTGTATCTCGAGTGCCTCTACGTCAATTATTCCGGCTTGGATTTTTGCGACGGTAAAACCTATCAAGTCAGTCGCGCCAACATCGCTCGCTACCGGTGCCCAGAAGTCATTGCGTCGAAGTATGAATCGGAGAGCGGGCGCGTGCGATGGATCGCCAGTGGTAATTTCCACATTGGCAACATCATTCCAGACCGATATGTTGGCATGCCAGCGCTCGCCGGGTTCAACTTCCATTTCGTATTTCATAACATCTCCATTGCAAAAAAGAAAATACTATCATGATCTACGACCTATCCCGCGCCGAGCGCCAGCACCGCGCCATCGCCAACGAAAAACCAGGCCCGGTCCTGCAATCGAAGCGCTGCGCCTGCGGTAAAGCTTCGCCGGCCAAAGTGCTTGCGCAGTACAAGAAGTGCCACGGCTGCCAACTCGCCGACCGCATCGCCACGCTTCAAGACGGCGATCTGGACATCCTGCGCCACATGGTGGGCGCGACGCCACACCACCCGATGGTGCGCTGGGGCTTCCGCAACGAATACCTGGTGAACCGCCGCGATGCGGCAGCGCTGGCTCGCCTGGTCGCCGCTGGCTTCGCGCGCGCCGGCCGCCCGCTGCTCCAGCTGCAATACTTCCATGCCACTGATGTCGGTTGCCGTCTCGCTGGTCTGTCGGCGAAACGCGCAGCCGTGGCACTGTCGCTGGGAGCGCGACCATGACGAGCCTCGTATCCGAACTGGCCGACGTCTGGCCACTGATGCATTGCTACAAACTAGTCATTTGGTTCCGATTTGGAATGCGAGCCAATCCACTCCTGAGCGTACTGGAGCACGCCATTTATTGCTTCGGCCTCGGTCAGGTATCCCTCTCCATCAGGGCCCTGTTGGACCGTTTTCCCCAGTACTACTTCGCCCACATCTGGCCCCATTCCTTTTTGGATGCTGAATTCAGCAAAAAAGCGATCACGCGGGGTTTTGAATGGATTAATGAGGATTGCGTGGCCGCCGTAACGGTGGAAAGGGGGCTTGCTCATGGGGATGTTCCTAGTGTGGAAAATGTGAGATTAGCATGATTCACTACCACGGCCTCCCAATCACTCCCGCGACCGCAGCCCTTCGGGCAATCAGCGGTGGTCATGCGTTTGTGTCGTTCCGGCATCCAGAACAGTTGACTCTTGCGTTGGAGGTGTCGCAGTCGTTCGCAGTCGACAACGGCGCCTTCTCCGCGTGGCGTAGCGGTAACCCTGTGACCGACTGGGAACTATATTACGACTGGGTGGCAGAACTGCATCGCTACCCAGGATTTGATTTTGCCGTCATCCCTGATGTCATTGATGGCAATGAGGCGGCAAATGACGCACTGCTGGCGGAATGGCCTTGGCGCGAGCACGCTCCACACATTGGGGCGCCTGTGTGGCACTTGCACGAGTCACTGGAACGTCTCGGCCGGTTGGTCGCTGCCTGGCCGCGCATTTGCCTTGGCAGCTCGGGTGAATTTGCGAAGATCGGCACGCCGGCCTGGTGGACCCGCATGGCGGAAGCCATGGACGTGATCTGCGACCGATCCGGCCGGCCTTGCGCCAAGATTCACGGCCTGCGCATGCTTGACCCGGCGGTATTCTCACGCTTCCCGTTTGCCTCGGCGGACAGCACCAACATTGGCCAGAATGTAGGCATCGATTCGGCCTGGAAGGGCACCTACACGCCGCCGACCAAGGAGGCGCGGGCGGCGATTATGCGCGAGCGAATCGAATCGCATCAGGCGCTGACGTTCTGGCAGCGTGCGGCCGCGCCAATTCAGGAGGGGCTGTTTTGATGACATTTCGTTACAGGAGTTTCAGAGCTTGCGCGGCTGTAATTGCAGTGCTGACAGCTGAAATTAGCGCCCCTGCAGCTGCGGCAATGCCTGCGACCATCGTCCATTTGGCAGAACGCTGCGCGGCCTCCGCCGCGATTCTGGCTGCCTCACTTGCGGTCGCCGATGAGTCGGCTGCGTTCTTGACCATCTCTTCAATTGCATCCGCAGTCCGGATGGATGCCTTAGCTTTTTCCTTCTGCAGTATCTCTGCCATCGGGTCCCAGACTTCTCGCGTCATTTCTGCTCCTAGTTTTAAAGAGGAAATACTAGCATGATGCGCCGCACACCCATGAAGCCCAGCACCTTGCCCTTGAAGCGCACCGCGTTCGCGCGCGGTGAGCGCATCGAGGCCCGCGAGGTGACGAAGATCATCACCAAGGCTGCGCGCGAGAAGAAGCACAAATGCGCCGTCCGCACCTGCCGCGCCGACTTCGTCCGGCCGGCGCCATTCGTCACCTGGTGCTCGCCGGAGTGCGGAACCTTGCTGGCCATGGCGAAGCTGGAGAAGCAGAAGCGGGAGACGGCCACCGCCGAGCGCAAGGACCGTCAGCAGAAGCTGGCCAAGTTCAAGCGCAAGGCCGATCACGTGGCCGACTGCCAGAAAGCCTTCAACGCCTGGGTGCGGTTCCGTGACCGCAACGAGCCGTGCATCGATTGCGGCAAGTTCGCTAGCAGCGACGCGCTGACCGGGGGGGTATACGACGCCGGCCACTACCTGTCGCGTGGCAGCCATCCACACCTGCGGTTTGACGAGCGCAACGTGTTCAAGCAGCTGAAGGGCTGCAACCGGCCTGGCGGCACCACGGCGGCATCGTTCCGCGCCGGCATCGTCGCGCGCATCGGCCTGGCCGACGTGGAGGCGCTGGAGGCGGACAACGAGCCGCGCCATTACACGGTCGACCAGCTGATCGCCCTGACCGCGCACTACAAACAAAAACTTAAAGAACTGAAAGCGGCCGCCGCCTGATGGTCGGCCCATAACCTGAACGGAGAAGTAATGAGCGCATTTAGCCCTGAAGAACAGAAACTGCTGGTGCAGGCCGAGTATGGCCAGTTCCTGCGCGAGAAAATCAAGCTGGCCCAGAAGAAGGGCTTCGACGTGCCGCTGGACCAGATCCACCCGGGCCTCAAGCCGCACACGCGCGACATCGTGCGCTGGGCGCTCGCGGGCGGCCAGCGTGCCATCTTCGCGTCGTTCGGCCTGCACAAGACCAGCACCAACCTGGAGGTGATGCGGCAGATCGGCATTAACCGGCCGGGCGGCATTCGCGGCATCGTGGCGCCGCTCGGCGTGCGCCAAGAGTTCTCCCGCGAGGTGGCGAAGCGCTTCACCGGTGACCAGGCCGTTGACCTGCGCTTCATCCGCTCCGACGCCGAGATTGACGACCCGGCAACCATCTACATGACGAACTACGAATCGGTGCGCGAGGCCAAGGTCAACGTGACGAAGTGGCAGGCGTCCGGCCTGGATGAGGCCAGCGTGCTGCGCAGCTACGGCAGCAAGACGTATCAGGAGTTCCTACCGATGTTCGAGCCGGTCGAGTTCAAGTTCGTCTACACGGCCACGCCGAGCCCGAACCGCTTCAAGGAACTGATCCACTACGCCGGCTATCTGGGCGTGATGGACACTGGCCAAGCGCTGACCCGTTTCTTCCAGCGCGACAGTGAGAAGGCCGGCAACCTGACGCTGTACCCGCACAAGGAGCATGAATTTTGGCTTTGGGTGGCGAGCTGGGCGGTGTTCATCCAGCGCCCGAGCGATCTGGGTCATTCGGACGAGGGCTACGACCTGCCGCCGATCGAGGTCCGGTACCACGAGGTGCCGAGTAATTACGCGACGGCCGGCGCAGAGAAGAACGGCCAGGGCCTGCTGATCCCGAACGTGGCCATGGGCCTGTCGGCCGCCGCCGGCGAGAAGCGCAACAGCATGCCGGCGCGCGTGGTCAAGGTGGCCGAGATTATCGCGGCCGCGCCGGAAGATCACTTCGTCGTCTGGCACGACCTGGAAGATGAGCGCCACGCCATTCAGGCGGCGATCCCGGCCGCCGTGAGCGTGTGGGGTACGCAGGATCTGGAAGAGCGGGAGCAGCGCATCGCCGACTTCAGCGACGGGAAGTTTCCGGTGCTGTCGACGAAGCCGATCATCGCCGGTTCCGGCTGCAATTTCCAGGTGCACTGCCATCGTGAGATTTTTGCCGGCATCGGTTTCAAATTTAACGACTTCATCCAGGCCATTCACCGTGTCCAGCGCTTCCAGCAGAACCATCCGGTCATTATCGACATTGTGTACACGGAGGTCGAGCGCAAGGTGTTGGAGGACCTGCAGGTGAAGTGGCAACAGCACGACGAGATGCAGGCCAAGATGGGCGAGATCATCCGCACCTACGGTCTGGACCAGCTATCGATGCAGGATTCGCTCGCGCGCACGATCGGCGTGCAGCGCCAGGTGGCCGTGGGCGAACACTTCACGGTTGCGCACAACGACTGCGTGCTTGAGGCGCTGGAGCAGCCTGATAATTCCGTCGGCATGATCCTGACGTCGATCCCGTTCGCCAACCATTACGAATACAGCCCGAGCTACAACGACTTCGGCCACACGCAAGACAATGCGCAGTTCTGGCGCCAGATGGATTTCCTGACGCCGCAGCTGCTGCGCATCTTGCAGCCGGGCCGCATCTACGCCTGCCATGTGAAGGACCGGATCCTGTTCGGCAATGTCACGGGCGCCGGCGTGCCGACGGTCAGCCCGTTCCACGCCGAGGCGCTGTTCCACGGCCTGAATCACGGCTTCGACTATATGGGCATGATCACGGTGGTGACTGACGTGGTGCGCGAGAACAACCAGACCTATCGCCTCGGCTATTCGGAGGTGTGCAAGGATGGCACGAAGATGGGCGTCGGCTCGCCGGAATACATCCTGCTGTTCCACAAGCCGCAGACCGACCGCGCGCGCGGCTACGCCGACACGCCGGTGACGAAAGCGAAGCCGCAATGCATGGGTGACGATGGCCTGCCGGTGGACTTTGACCGCACGCTGCCGCCGATTCCCGGCACCGGCTACAGCGTCGCGCGCTGGCAGGTCGATGCGCATGCCTTCTGGCGCTCCAGCGGCAATCGCTTGCTGGGCGCGGCCGAGCTGGCCAGCTACGGTCCGGCCAAGCTGGCGAAGATGTTCACCGAACTGTCGTTGGCCAACGTCTACGACTATGAGCTGCATGTGGGTACCGGCGAGCAGATGCTGGCGAACAAGTCGCTGCCGGCCACCTACATGAGCCTGGCGCCGGGCAGCAGCGATCCTATGGTCTGGCACGACATCGTGCGCATGAAGACACTGAACGGCGCTCAGGCCGCGCGCGCGGTCGAGAATCATGTTTGCCCATTCCAGATCGATATCGTGGACCGCCTGATCGGCCGCTACACGAACCCTGGCGACGTCGTCTACGACCCATTCCATGGCCTCGGCACGGTGGGCGTGCGCGCCGTGAAGCTGGGTCGCAAGGGGCGCGGCTCGGAACTGAACGCCGCGTACTTCCGCGACCAGGTGCACTACCTGAAGGAGGCGGAGCGCGAGGCGACCATGCCGACGCTGTTCGACCTGGTGGCGCTGGACCAGGAGAATGCATCGTGAGGGGGCGAATGAATCGCGACGAATGGCAACAACGCGCGCGCGAGTTGGCCCCGCGCGGGGCGGCGCTGCCGCAAGCGAAGCTGACGGACGAGGACGTCCTGTCAATTCGCGCAGCGCAGGTGGAGCGCGACGCCCAGCGGCAGCGGATCGCAGCCGAACTGAGCAACGCCGCGCTGGCGCGCCGCTTCGGTGTGCACGTCCGCACCGTCGAGAAGGTGCTGCAGCGCGATTCGTGGGCCCATCTGCTGCGCACGGAGGCTCGGCGATGAATTACTTCGAGCACCACATTGGCGACTACGACAAGAACACCTCGCACCTCACCGCGTGCGAGGATGGCATCTATTGCAGGTTGATCCGGCGCTATCTGGACAAGGAAATTCCACTCGATCCGGATACTGATGAAATAAAACGCGTAGTCCGTGCACGCACCCGCGAAGAAAAAAAATCAGTTGATGCAGTTCTCAAAGAATTTTTTTATCTCGAGGCGGATGGCTGGCACCACAAAACGTGCGATGAAATCATCGCCACATACCAAGCCGGCGAGCCGGAGCGCGAGGCTAAAAAGGCCAACGAGGAAACGCGTATGAAACGGCATAGGGACGAGCGCGCAGGCCTGTTTGCACAGCTTACGGCGGGCGGCCGGCACGCTTCCTGGAACATCGGAATCAAGGAATTGCGGGCAATGGTGGCTACGTTGCAAGAGCCGGAAAACCCGGAACCAGTAACGCAACCTGTAACGGCACCTGCAACGCCTGCAACGGCTACCCAAACACCAATACCCACTACCCATACACCATATATAAAACCTTTGTCGGCGAAAACCGCCGACGAGCAGATGGACGGTGGCGAGAGCGTGGTCGCAGAACGGCGCACGAAGCGCCGGCCGTCGCCGGATGACGAGACGTGTGCTCGCTACTGCTTCGGGTTGGTCAAGCGCCTGGATGCCAGCGCGAAGCCGCCGAACTTCGAAGCATGGGGCAACGACGTCCGCCTGATGATCGAGCGGGACAAGCGCACCCATCGCGAGATCTGCGAGCTGTTCCTGTGGGCGAACAACGACAGCTTCTGGCAATCGAACATCCTCTCACCGGCCAAGCTGCGCGAGAAGTGGAATCAGCTGATCATCAAACGCGGCACGCCGCAGAAAGGAGCGGCACATGGAAACTTCGGCTCGCAAGATTACCGCGCAGGGGTTAGCGAAGATGGCAAGTTCTGACCGCCGTGCGCGCTACATGAGCGCCATCCTAGAGACCTGCCAGCAGCACGGCGAATACACATCGCTACTGCTGGCTGGTGGCTGGTCTGGCTGCGTGCAATGCGAGTACGCAGCCGAGAATGCCGCTGCGGCTGCCGCACAACACTCCTGGCAGGCAGAATTGCGTAGCCGGGCCTGGGATGCTCGGCTGGGCCGCGCGGCGATTCCTGAGCGCTTTGCGGACCGCCGGCTCGAAACGTACGTGCCGACCTGCCACGACGCCGAGAGGGCGCTGCGCATCGCCGCGCGCTACGCCGCGAACTTCGCCGCGGTGCGCAAAGCCGGCGCCTGCCTGATCTTCTGCGGCGACGTCGGCACCGGCAAGACGCACATGGCGATCGGCATCGCGCACTTGGTGCTGGAGCAGGGCGGTCAGCCGGTGTTCACGTCGGTGATGCGGGCGGTGCGGTCGGTCAAGGAGACCTACGCCAAGGGCAACAGCCGTACCGAGGCGCAGGCCATCGCCGACCTGGTCGATCCTGACCTGCTGATCCTCGACGAGGTCGGCGTCCAGCACGGCACCGACACCGAAAAGCTGGTGCTGTTCGAGATCATCAACGGGCGTTACGAAGCCGGCCGGCCGACGATCGTGATCAGCAACCTGGCGATCAAGGCGCTCGAGGAATACCTCGGCGCCCGGGCCTTCGATCGGTTGCGCGAGGGCGGCGGGCAGCTGGTGGTGTGCGACTGGGAGTCGTACCGCAGCCGGCGCGAAGGTGTGGCGGCATGAGCGGGCGCGACCGCTTTCTGCTGAACCCGCTGGACCTGATGGTCGGCAAGCAGCTGGTCGGCCAGGAGGAGGCCGACAAGACCGCGCTGCTGGTGCTGATCGCGCTGGACGCGGCGAAGCGCGGTGCCGCGCCGGGCGCGCTGGCCAACACGCTCACGGAGCACCTGTTGACCAGCGCTGCGATCTGGTCGCAGCAGGGAAATCGCCGGCTCTACGACAAGACGGTGGTGGCTTGGGGGCATCTGCGCAAGGCATGCGCGCGGCCGACGGCGCTGCTCGACTTGACCACGGGCGAGTACGCGGCGATTCGGCTGGCGATCAGCTACTACGTCTGCGCGCTGCCGAAGCTTGAGGTAGGCGTGCTGGCGGCCGGCTACGAGAAAGCGTTGCGACAATTGCGCGTTTGAACGAATTGCCACATCGACAGTCTAGCGCAACGGCAACAGCTGTGTTAACGTCCAGCCACACCTCTTGGAGTAGCGAAATGGGCTTTGCCGACCGATACCTGCACGCCGTCAACTCGTCCGATCTGCGCGACGATGAGCACCACCATGCGACCGATGCGCTGTGCGCGGCGGCGCTGGCCGACACAGCCGGCGCGGGCATCGGTTCGTTGCTCTCGCGCGTGAAGTACGCCGATGGCACGCAGCACCAGCTGTTCGAATCCGGCAGCGCCAATTTGGCACAACTGCTGCGCATCTGGACCGCGCGCGTGATCGAGAAGGGCCGCGAGCGCAAGTGGGTGCGCGAGGGCACCGCGTGGGATGCGCAGGCCGCCCAAGCGCTTTACCGCCGCGTCGCCGAGAGGTCGCTCGCGCATTGGTTGGACGGGAAATGCGAGGGGTGCTCGGGCAGCGGCAACACGGCAGACCGACGTATCTGCGTGCCTTGTAAGGGAACTGGTCGCGGCGAGATCGGTGGCGGAGGGTTCGAGCGCGAGAAGGCACTCGACATGGTGAGTGAGCTGGAAGGACTGCTCCACTCGCATAACGCCCGTGCTGCCACTACACTGCGAGGGTAGTTTGAAGAGTTGTTGCAATCACACCGCGCTGGAGTTACAGGATCCTCGTGAGACAGCAAGTGCGCAAGAAACCTCGTTTTTAGGCTGAGTCATGCGACCAATCTCCGCCGCAGGCGCACTGTCTAAATTGGCGGCTCGTCGAGCGTGACCTGATTGGTGGTGATTTGTTATCGACGTCATTATGGACGCGTGTGACGCGCTGCCCCCCTAATTTATCGAGTTCGATTCCCAACTGGAACGCAAAACGAGCCGCGCCTGTTTGCTTGTGGTTTCAACTTGTTTTGCATATGCGGTAAGCTCGTCTTGATATTTTCTTCTCTCATCGTCCGGCGGCGCGAAATCCAGTCGGATAAAGAAACTCGTCAGCGCCGACTCGAAGGTTTCCAGCGTGTTGATTTCCTTGGCTTGGATCGACCAGTTGGAACTCAATGTGGACATGGTTTTGAATATTGGTGCAACGTCCTGAAACGCTGCTGCTGTTGCGCTGACGATCTCTTTTTTCCCACCGTCCTTAACGGCTGACTTGAGGAGTTTTTCCACCGCGCGCGAAGCGAGAGCTACCTCATCGTTTAATCTATATAGCTCCGACTGTCGTACTGTTAGGCGAGCTTTGGTAGCATCGCCATTGAGGAAGTGCGCTTCGATTCTGCGCTCAGACTTCTTAAATTGCCACCTCGCTATCATCGTAGAGAAAATGACGCCAACGAAAGCTATACAAGCCGCGAACACGGGCGCTGTAGCTTTCCAGAATTCGATGTTATTCCAGATATCGCTTGGATTCGTTGCGGGTGTAGTCATGGGGCCTCCAGGATAGTGGTCTCAATGGAAAGGCGACCCCTCCCTTTTGAGGGGGAGGGCGCCGGTCTTCACATGTGTTGTGGCAGTTCTACAGATTAGGAGTGTAGGTATAGAAAACCACGATCGCCATACGGTTTTTTTCCTTATATCTTATCGACGTTTCCCCGGTCGGCAGTGGCTGATTTGCGATGATCCCGTCACCAAGCTGTCTGGTGTAAGGCTCGACGGCGATTCCAAGCCCGAGATTGTGACGCTCTTTGAGGCCACCGCGTGGTTTAAATCCCCAGATGAAACCTAGGGAAACGGAGTCCATTAGCTTCTTGTCACCCAAAAGACTAGCACCGACGAACACCCCAACTTTGCCGCCTAAGTGGTCATTTTCCGTCAAATACCAATGGCGCTCAAGCATTAAGCGAGGCACCACATCCCGCTCACTGGTTACGCGCACTACACCATTCACCAGCTGCGCCTCGTCGATGGCTTCGCCGCGCCGTCCTGCTTTGGTGGACACTGAAAGTCCCACACCCCAATCCGCAAAGAAGGAATCGGAGTCTAGCTTGGCTCTAGCATCTTGAGCTTTGACGAGATCATCCTTAGCTTTTTGAACGTCGGCATCAGCAGCTTTTTTTTCCGCTTCGGTTGCAACTACGTTGGCCGGTGGCTTTGCGGCTGGCGTTTGTGCAGTTGCACAGACAGAACTTACCGCAAGCATTAAAAACATTACAATTTTCCCCATTTTGGACCCCTTTGTTTATTATGAAAGAATAACAACAATAATTGCATAAATATTCATTCGTCAACAAACATTTGCCATATTTGAATCTGTTGCAACACTTCGGTTTTGATAGCTTCTAGGCGGGTTATGGAGCCGGTTTAGTCAAATATATGATTGGGGTTGACAATGGGCCAAAAAGCACGTTAACGTCCAGTCTCACAATTTCACTGCACTCGTAATGCGGGCATAGCCCCACCGATAGCAGCGATCCGAGGCTAGCACCAACTCCGTTGATGCTTTCACTCGCGTGTACCGCTCACTTCGCAGATAGCGCTGGAGCACCAAACCGAACCGCCCTTGTGGCGGTTTTTCTTTTTCCGCATCCGAAGTGAGGCGGCCATGACGCAGACGACAAAGCCCTCCAAGGAAGACGTCCGCGAGTGGTTCGAACGCCGCACGCACGCGCCGCTGGACCCGCCGCCAAGCCCTGACGAGATCCGTCGCATCCTGGGCTGGCACCTGCTGCCGCAGACCCGCCAGCCGGACCGCGAAGCTATTGGCGAGTAGTGCTCGGCGCCGTGCTATCAGCCCTCGATTTCGGCGAGCAAAATGTTGAGGTCCGAAGGCTTGACGACATGCGCGTCAAATCCAGCTTGTTTGGCCTTCGCCTTAGTGTGTTGATCACCCCAAGCGCTAAATGCCACCAATTTAGGCTGCTGAATGCTTGTTAGCTCCCGAATTTTCCGCGCGGTCTCGAAGCCATCAAGTTCTGGCATGCCTAAGTCGAGGAAAACAATGTTGGGTGCGAAGGCGAGCACAGCCGACAGGCCCGAAAAGCCATCGTACTCGATTTGAGTCATGTAGCCGTGCAGCAAGAAGAAATCCGACAAAAGGTCGGCAGCATCTCGGTTATCGTCCACGATAAGTACTCGCACTTGTCGAGCTTCAGCCATAGGTAAATCCCTCCGTATTTTAGAAGGATTTTATTTGCACGGAATTCGTCTGCCCGTCAGCCCACTTCTCTCAAACGGGTAGGATAAAGCCGGATGACTAACATGTGAGCAGGAAACTGGTGAACGACACCGTCGTCCGCTGCGCTAGCGGCAGAGCTAGACGGCGCGGCGCGTACGCTCTTCAGTTAGCTCACAGTATGGCCGCGCTGCAAGCTTTTAAGTGGTTGTGCTTCAGTTGATAGTACAAAACTGTTTCCCCGGTCGCATGAATCTCTACCGGGTATTCTTCAAACGCAAGAAAAAACTTGGATTCCGCGAACGTCAGGCCAACCAATACTTCGTCGCCATCATCGTCGACCGTTAGCGCTTTTCGCAGAACGAGTTCGCTGCGTTGCACGTCTGTTAAATTAAGAATTTCCGTCTCCTCGGCTGTTCGCGTAGGCCGAATTCTAACCCGCTGGTTGCCGCGTGCAGCAAACAGCGGCGGCAGCAATAATGCGGCGACCGGACAATACCGTGCCGGGAGGTCGAGAAGACGTCACCAGATGCTACTTATCACTGTCTTTGCTTCGCCGAGCGCGAAGCTGGAGCGCGTTCATTTGGCGCGACGCCGTATGTAGGTTCCGCAACTGTCGGTAAGCCGTCGATTCTGCCGCGCCGACGTTTTGGTCCGCCGTTCTCTCCACGGCTAGCACAAATTGCGATTCATCCACAGTAAGGCCACGCAGCGTTTCTGCGCCCTGGGCATCGGTTGTTAGCGCATCGTTTGCCTGCAGCATTTTGCGCTCGATTTCCGCGAGATTTAGCATTCCGCTCTCCCGAAATAAATGTAAATTTGCAATTAAATATTAGCGCAAAAAATAATCGTTGTCAGCTTGCAGCATTAAATGTGCGATGTGCATGAACCGATGTTGACTCGGTGTTAGAGAAAGCCGTCCATCGCGCTCCAGCGGGCGGGCTTGAAAAGCGGGCGCAGTCGCTGACGAAACATGACCAGATGGGTCCGGCTGCTGGATGCGCTGCAAGGCGTCCAGCGGTTCCAGCCTGGAGCGGGCAGCGACAACAAGAGAGAACGCAATGAATAAGCACCAGCACCACACGAACAATGCAGTGCTGGGCGCACCCAAGGATTGGGACCAGGCGCAGCTGCCGTGCGACGCGCTGCCGATCACCCGCATCGAGGTTGAGGGCATGCCCGCCGTGGTCAGCTACTGGAAGCCGTCCCAGAACGAACTGGCCATGCTTGCCGCCGGCGGGTCGATCGCGCTGACGGTGCTGGGCATGACGATGCGGCCGGTGATGCTGGCGGTGGACGCGCAGTAGTGGGCACTGCGGCGCAGCATCGAGCCGGCGGTAACACTTACGTTTTCGTTACCAGAGTAATTTCTTTGCCGTTGAGTTGAACTTTGAATTTGTTATCGCCAGTTTTAGTAACTGTAGTCTGTGAATTATTCAGGCGGTAGCGAACGTTCCCAGGCGTGCGGGTATATACCCCGGCAGAAATTAATTTCCCCTTCGTCTTTCCTGGCGGCGCCGGCGCACGTACCTCCGGGATATCTACCACCGTAATCTCACAGTACTGGTCGATCTGATAGCCTTGGGTGGGATTGTCGGAGTCCACGGCGCTGATAAGCGGGCCGGCAGACTCAGTCTCAATCGTTGTAGTCATAGTAATCCTCGTAATGGTGAGAGTGGGAGATTATCATAAAATCAATGCTGCCTGCTCAGCCTGCTAGGCCGCGCCCGCCCGACAGCTTCACTGACCTGCTGACCGCCCGCTATATGCCGGCGCCGGAAGTACTCGCGTGGGCCCGGGCCCAGATCCTTACCGGGTGCAGTCAGCTGCACAACCCTGACCACGCCCACTTGGAATATGCCGACGTGCAGTTTCTGTGGGCGCCGGGCGGCTTCAACAAGCAGGGCCGCACGGTGATTGGCCAGTGCGAGGAGATGGTATTCCGCTGTGGGCCGTGGCAGAAGGGGCGGCAGCAACAGCAGATGGCCGACTGGTTCGGCATGGTGCCTGATTACTTGATCACACTGGACGCCAGCTACTGCCTCAAGTGCACCGACGCCGAGTTTTGCGCGCTGGTGGAGCATGAGCTTTACCACATCGGTCAAGAGCAAGACGAGTTCGGCAGCCCGGCATTCACCAAGGACGGCTTGCCCAAGTTGTTCATTCGCGGCCATGACGTCGAAGAGTTTGTCGGCGTGGTCCGCCGCTACGGCGTAGGCCATCCCGAAGGCACGCTGGCCCAGCTGGTTGCCGCTGCAAACGCCGCCCCTGAGGTGGCAAAGATCAACATAGCGAGGGCGTGCGGTACCTGTCTGCTGAAGGCGGCTTGACATTGACGGCCCCTTGACGGAAGGCAATCCCCATGGCGGCACTCAAGGATGACGTGAAAGCCTTCATCGTGCAGGCCCTAGCGTGCTTCGACAAGCCCACGCAGGTGGTCGCGCAGGTCAAGGACACCTTCAAGCTCGACGTCACCCGCCAGCAGGTGGAGACATATGATCCGACGAAGCACGCCGGCCGGACGCTGAACATCAAGTGGCGCACGCTGTTCGAGGACACCCGCAAGCGCTTTCGCGAGGAGACGGCCGAGATCGGCATCGCCAACCGCGCGTATCGCCTACGCGCTCTGGACCGCCTGGCCGAAAAGGCTGAGAGCAAGGGCAACATGCCGCTGGTCATGCAGATCATCGAGCAGGCCGCAAAGGAAGTGGGCGACCTGTACGTGAACCGCCGACTGGACGCCCCGAAAGCGCCCGTCGGTACCCAAGAGGGCGGCATTCCTGCTGCGCCGGAGTATGTGCTGGAGCCTGACGAAGATGTCCCAGACCAGCCCGTACTCTGACCCGCCGGTCAAACTGACGCCGAAGCAGGCAAACATCTACTGCTGGGGATTCCAGAAAAAGGCCCGCTTCCGCGACGCGGTTTGCGGCCGGCGCTTCGGCAAGACGTTTCTGGGCAAGGCTGAGATCCGCCGTGCGGTGCGCTTGGCCGCCAAGTGGAATGTCAGCGTCGAGGACGAGATCTGGTACGGCGCGCCGACGTTCAAACAGGCGAAGCGCGTTTTCTGGCGCCGCCTGAAGCAGGCAATCCCGGCCAGCTGGCGCGCGAGCAAGCCGAACGAGACCGAGTGCTCGATTACGACGAAGGCCGGCCATGTGGTGCGGATCGTTGGTCTGGATTCATACGATAAGCCGTTCGCCGAGGCGATCACGTACACGGACATCGACCCGGTGGTCGAGGAGTGGCTGGAGAACATCGACCTGAGCGGCAACAACCTGACCGTGTTCGCGCACAGCGTATTCACCGAGGGCATGGCTAAGGGGCTGACCCACATCCTGGTGGATATGCCGTCGACGGTGGACAAGGAAGGCCGCCAGAAGTACATCACCAAGGCCGACGAGAAGGCCGCCGGCCTGCGGCCGTACATGATCCACGTCAAGCCCGGCCAGGTGCTGGGCTGGCGGAGCCAGAAGGGCGCGGACGGCGTCGAGCGGCTAACCATGCTGCGCATGATGGAGTGCATCGAGGAGGATGACGGCCCATTTGGCGTCAAATCGGTGCCGCAGGTGCGCGTTTTGATCCCGGGCGCCTGGGCCACGTACCGCGAGGACAAGCAGAAGAAGGGCGAATGGGTGCTGGCCGAAGAGGGCGGCACGTCGATCGACTTCATCCCGCTGGTCACGTTCTACACGAAGCGCACCGGTTTCATGACCGCCGTGCCGCCGCTGCTGGACTTGGCTGACTTGAACATCAAGCACTGGCAGTCGTCGAGCGACCAGGACAGCATCCTGCACACCGCGCGCGTACCACTGCTATCGATCACGGGCCTGCAAGACGACGACAAAGTCGAGATCGGAGCCAAATCGTTTTTGCGGCTGCCGATGGGCGCCGAGGCGAAGTACGTCGAGCACACCGGCGCGGCAATCGATGCCGGCCGCGTGTCCCTGCAGGATCTGGAAAACCAGATGCGCGCTATGGGCGCCGAGCTGCTGGTTGAGACGCAGGTCGCCAGCACCGCGACCCAGAACAACATCGAGGACAGCGAGGCCAAGTGCCAGCTGTCGCGCATGGTGCAGTCTGAAGAGGACACGCTCGACAACGCCCTGGACATGATGCACCGCTGGATGAACCTCGAATACAACGGCGCGGTCGATATCTACGACGACTTCTCGTCCGACGCGATCCTGGCTACGGCCGGTCCGTTCGTGCTGGCGCTGATCCAGCTGGTGAACAACGGCCTGCTCGACAAGGAATCCGCCTTCGAAGAGATGCAGCGCTACGGCATCATCAATCCGGACAAAGTGTGGCAGGACGTGCAGGCGAAGCTCGAACTTGAGGGGCCGGTGTTCAGTGCGCCGCTGCCTCGGGCTCAGTCACCAGCGCCCACCCCAGCACCGGCGCCGGCCGTTGAATAATGAGCGCCCTCGAACAGTGGCTGCTTGAGGTACTGCTCGGCAACGGCATCAAGATGCTGCGCGCCGAGGCTGAGGTCAAGGCCAAGGTGCTGGCCCTGCTGGTGCTGATGCAGAAGGATTTGGTCAGCGTGCTGGCCAACGCCGGCGAGCTGTCGGTGATGGGTAAGCAGGCCAAGGCTGCGCTGCTGCGCGAATCGAACGACCTGATCGCCAGCTACTACGGCCGGGCGCTGGTGCAGATGGATCTGTTCGGCGTGGCTGATGTGGAGTCGCTGGGCGTGCGGAAGGCGCTGGCGGCCGTGATCGAGCGTGCGGCGCCGGGCCACATCAGCGCCGAGGTGCGCCTGGGCCTGAGCATCCCGTCTGAGACCTACCTGAAGAAGCTTGTCAGCGACGTGCTGATCCAAGGCTCGCCGGCGAAGAGCTGGTGGCTGCGCCAGCAGCAGGACACCCAGTTCAAGGTGGCGACCCAGATCCGCATCGGCGCGGCGCAAGGCGAGACGAACGCGCAGATCATCAAGCGCATCGTCGGCGAAGAGGCGAAGGTCGTACCGGCCGTGGCCGCGCCGACCGCCAAGGCGCCGGTGCCGGAGATTCAGCCGGGTATGCCGGGCGTGATGCCGCTGGCGAAGAAGAACGCCGCCGCCATCGTGCAGACGAGCATGGCGACCGTCTCCGCCGCCGCGCGCCGCGCCGCGCTGGAACTGAACAAGGACGTGACCAACGGCTTCATGCAGGTCAGTACCCTGGACAGCCACACAAGCCTGACGTGCATCGCCTACAGCGGCGCGTGCTGGAACTGGGAATACGAGCCGATCAATGGCAATGACTTGCCGTGGAACGGCGGCGTGCCGCGCCACTGGAACTGCCGCAGCGCCGAGATTGCGCTGATGAAGACGCTGCGCGAGATGGGCATCGACATGGACGAGCCAGAGGCTGGCCAGCGCGCTTCAGCCGCCGGCCCGATCAGTGCCAAGACCAGCTTTGCCGACTTCCTCAAGATGATGGGGCCGGAATACCAGGACGAGACGTTGGGCAAGGGCAGGGCCGAGCTGTTCCGCGCCGGCAAGCTGACGCCGCGCGAGCTGGTCGACGTATCCGGGCGGCCGCTGAAGCTATCGCAGCTCAAGGAGGAGTACTCGAACTGATGTAGAATCTGGCGTATGACCTTTGACGCCAAATCCCTGCTGACCGCGCCGCTGCCGCCCGACCTCACGGTTGACGGGCTGGCCGCTGCACTTGCGCAACTCCAGGCTGCTGGCATGGGTGACGCCAGCGTGGAGCTACCCGGTGGCGCGCCGATCAGGAAGATCAATTTGGTGGCGCACGGCGAGAAGCCTGCGCACTTTGTTTTAACGGGAATGGAGCAGAAGTAGCGTGCGTGAAGCTGTAACCATCGAATCAGCTAAGCGATTTCAAGACTACGCAGCTGGATTCGTTCGCCCACTGTTAAGTCCGTCGAAACAGCGCCGCCCCGAGGTTGTCGGTACTGGTTTGCTAATTGAGCATAACTCGGCGTTTTACATTGCCTCTGCTGCGCACGTAATGAACAATTTTCACTCGATGTGGTTTCACCACATCGAAACCGAGCTTCGTCCTGTATCGGGCTTGCTGGAGTTGACGAGGGCTTTCGGCGATAGCAGTTCTGCTGACCCTTTGGATATTGGGGTAGTACGCTTGGCGGGTGGCCCTATGCCTCCCTATTCCAACTGGAATGCCCTTCCTTCGGAGTTGTTGCGAGCGCAACCGCTGCCCCGAGCACCTGAGGGATACGCTTTCGTCGGGTTCCCCTCATCCAGAAGTAAAGCGAACCCAGCCGATATGGTTTTCAAGGTCAGCTACGCCGGTATAAATGGCATGTCGACCGCACCACACAAATACGAAGAACTCTGCTTTTCGCCCGAGAATCACCTTTTATTCGATGTCGATCGAGGAAAGGTGATGAGGGATGGGCAAAGCTGGAATTTCCCATCGATGCACGGCATTTCCGGCTCGCCTATTTGGCACAAAGACGAAGCGGGCGTGCACATTGTGGGAATAGCTATTGAATATCACGCTAAGCACAACGTATTGGTCGCTACCGATATCGGCGTCGTTATTGGTCTGGTTCGACGGTTAGAAAAAGAGGTTGCCCGTCGGATGGGCGAGAATTCTACGCAATTCGATTAGATCCTGTATCCAAATTTAGATTCAATAACCAAACCGCCCTCGAGGCGGTTTTTTTATGCCGCAAGCGGACGCGACGCGGTGCACGGCCGGAAGGCCATCGATAGGGCGGATGCCCGGAAAGTCAGACCATGCCATTCAAATTCAACGCCGACGGCACCATTGCGATGGACGCCAACGCGAAACTGCCCATCTTCATCCACCCGAACGGTACCGAGGCGCCTTTCGACGCGGACAATACGTTGGGCACGATCACGCGCCTGAACGGAGAGGCCAAAACTCACCGCGAGGCCAAGGAAGCCGCTGAGCTGAAGCTGAAGACCTTCGACGGCATCGAAGACGGCGTGGCCGCGCTGGCCGCCCTGAACACAGTGAAGAGCCTCAGCGTCGGCGACCTGAAGACTGCGGCCCAGGTCAAGGAAATCCAGGACGCCGCAGCCAAGACCGCTCAAGAGCAGGTCGCTGCCCAGGCCAAGGCAAACGCGACCCAGATTCAAGAGCTGAGCGCTCAGCTGGAAAAGCGCACCAACGAACTGAACACCCATATGATCGGCGGCGGTTTCTCCAGCTCGAAGCTGTTCACCGATGACAAGCATCCAGCACGTCTGCAAATCCATCCCGAGATGGCAAAGGCATATTTCGGTGCCAATTTCAAGGTCGAGGACGGCAAGATGGTCCCGTACGATGCCGCTGGCAACAAGATCTTTTCGCCGACCCGCCCCGGCGAGATCGCCGATTTCGACGAGGGCCTGACGCACCTGGTGCAAGCTTGCCCATTTAAAGACCAGATCCTGAAAGCAAGCGGGGCATCCGGCGGCGGCGCCCAAGGCGGAAAGGGCGGTGCCGGTGCGGCGAAGCAAGTAACGCGTGCTCAGTACGAAGCCGCCGACCCATCCGCGCGTCCAGGCCTGCTGGCCGGCGGCGCCGTTCTGGTCGACTGATTCACCAATCTGCTTCACCCAAGGCCTGCCACAGAGCAGGGCCTTTTTGTATCCGTAGTACCTGCAACACATCGCCAACGCCTGGATGGGGGTTGGTGCTTTGGGCTGGATGGCCTGTCTGCTTCGCAAATTCCAAACCACCAACTTCCAAAAGGCTACACCATGAAGAAAACCATGCTGTCGGTCATGGCGCTGTGCGCTCTGGTCTTCTCCTCGGCCGCTCACGCGGTCACCGCCTTCGGTCACAAGGCCTGCGATGTTGTCGCGGCCGTACCGGCGAAAGCGGAGTTCTACGCCCGCGTCGTCGCCGAACTGGGCTATCGCTACCTGTGGAACTACTCGGCGCGCACCGGCCTGATCCTGGGCGCCAACAACCTGACCGGCCTGATCACCTCGATCTACAACGCGATGGACGTAGTCTCCCGCGAGCAGGTCGGCATGATCCCGGCGGTCACGGCGGACATGACGTTCGCCCGAGCTGCTGTTGGCCAGACCGTGACCTCGCCGGTCGCACCGGCCGCGACCGCAACGGACATCACGCCGGCCGTGACGCCGCCAAATGATGGCGACCAGAATATCGGCAACAAGTCGGTGACGCTGACCAAGGCCCGCCGCGTGCCGATCCGCTGGAATGGTGAAGAAAAGCTGGCACTGGACAACAACGGCGCCAGCTACAACATCATCCTGCGCGATCAAATCGCCCAAGGCATGCGCACGCTGTGCAACGAGGTCGAGAGCGACTTGGCTGCGCTGCACGTGAAGGCATCGCGTGCCTACGGCACCCCCGGCACTGCACCGTTCGGCACCGCTGCCGACCTGAGCGATACCGCCGGCGCGCTGCGCATCCTGGAAGACAACGGTGCACAAGGCCTGGATTTCCAGCTGGTGCTGGGTTCGGCCGCCATGCAAAACATGCGCGGCAAGCAGTCGGGTCTGTTCAAAGTAAATGAGGCCGGCCGCGAAGACATGCTGCGCAACGGCATCACCGACCGCCTGCAAAACTTCGCGCTGCGCCAGTCCGGCCAGATCAAACGCCCAGTGGCCGGTACCGCTGCAGGTGCGACGACCAACGCCACTGGCTATGCTGTTGGCGCAACGGTCATCACCCTGGCTGCCGCCGGCACGGGCTCCCAACTGGCTGGCGACGTAATTCAGTTCGCCGGTGATGCCAACAAGTACGTAGTGTCCAGCGGCGATGCGAGTTCGGCCGATGGCGGCACGATCACGCTGGCGGCACCTGGCCTTCTGCAGGCAATCCCGGCGGCTGCGACTGCCATCACGGTAGCGGCACAGGGCTTCCGCAACATGTTCTTCGCCCGATCGGCCATCGTCCTGGCCACGCGCGTGCCCGCGCTGCCGGCGCAAGGTGACTCGGCCGTCGATCGCACCATCGTGACCGATCCCGTATCTGGCCTGTCGTTCGAGATCAGCATGTACATGCAATACCGCCAAGTGCAGCTGGAAATTGCACTGGTCTGGGGCGTGGGTTCGGCCAAGGATGAGCATATCGGCATCCTGCTGGGCTAATCGATTACAACCGGCGGCCAGCACGGCGCCGGGCAACCTGCGAGAACAACATGCCTACCATCAAAATCAAATCAAGCCATCCGAGCCAGGGTGATTTCGTCATCATCAACGCGGCCGACTTCGACGCCGAGAAGCACGAGCCGTTCGATCAGGAGTCGTATGATGCGCTGCGCGGTGCGGTCCAGTCAGGCGGCCTGCTGCCGTCGGCGCCAGAGGTTCTGGCCGCACGTGACCAACTGCTGGCCCGCTCCGACGAACTGGACGACCGCGAACTACAGATCAACCAACGCGCGCTGTCGCTGGACGACCGTGAGCAACAGCTGTTGGAGCGCGAACAGGCGAATGCGACCGAAGCGCAGCGCCTTGCGGATCTGGCCGCCGCGCGCGCCGTCGCACCGGACTACAGCGCCATGTCCAAGGACGAACTGCACGCCGCGCTCAATGTGAAAGGCACTCAGTTCCCGGCCGCTGCAAACAAGGCTGAGCTGATCGCGCTGCTGACCGCCGCGTAATCCCGCCTCGCTCCACCTCCAGCCCGCCGCGTGCGGGCTTTTTCAATTCCACCGCCGAGATAGCCAATGTCCCAGACCACCACGATCAAAGTAGGCGAGTCCGCCAAGACCATCACGCTGCCTGAGGGTAAGGCGCTGATCCTGAATGGCGCTGCTGGCGCGGTAGGCATGGCCTACCTGCTGGACCCGGTGCTGGGCGGCACTAATTCGGCGAAGACGTGGGTAGTTGGTACCGGCGCGCTGGCGCCCATCGGACCATACGCGAACTCGCAGAAAATAATGTTGACATGCTCTGCCGTCTCTATCGACGCCACCATGCAGGATGCGGTGCTGAATTTGCCGACGACTGCCGCTGCTGCGACGCCGGCCTCAACGCCACCACCGTTGAGCACAATTGCCCGTCAGCGCATCTACGGAGTGGTCAGCAACGCGACCGTCAACGCGTGCATGCATGAGATCCGGCAGGCGCCAGAGCACTACGACGCCGTCAAAGTTGTCCTGACCGGGGCCGCATCGGTGCCGGAAAATGCGTTCAAGGTCGGTGTTTCGCCGTCGGCTGCATATAACGACGGTTTCCATCCTGTCGATGCGACCGGCGCGGTCATTGCGCCGATTGTCGGCACGTTCGGCAGTACCAATCTGACCGACTTCCGCAATACCGGGGGCGGTGCACCGACTGGCGTCGTTACCGGCACCTCCGGCCAAAACGCGGACTTCACGCTGATCGAGGGCATGCTCCAGACCGATTGGATTCCCTGCAAATCCCTACCGCGCACGGACTTCCCGAACCGGCGCCCGCTGATCATGACGCGCATCTGGGGCACGAATCCTCCCGCCGTCATCGGCGTTGCGCAATCCAACAACGGCAATGCCAATCCGTGGACGCAAATCGACCCCGACTACATGTCGGGCTACTGGGCCGCTGACTATACCGGCAGCACGCCGAGCACGCCGCCGGTGCAAAGCAGCATCCCGTCGTATGACATGCTGTTCCAGCTGCGCGGGAAACTCTGCCAGTCCATAGCTGGTGCTGGCGATTCGATCATGCAGGGCTGGGTTCAGACTACGGCAGTGCCTCAATGGGGCGGAACTATCAACGGCTGGGCGCGGCGCTTGGTGCAGAAGATCATCGACGGTGGCGGCGTTGCGTCGTACACGGCGCTGTGCCAATATGGGAACAAGTCGTTGCTGTTCCACAATCGCGCGTACAACTGCCTGCTGACCGGCGGCATCACGCACCTGTTGCTGATGCCGTGGTCCGTGAACGAAGCGCCGGACGGCGTTGCTTCGGTGCCGCCAGCGCTGGCGCGGACGTCTCAACTGATCGCTATGGCGGCTGCGCGCAACGTGAAGATCATCATCGTTCGCCCGTGGGCTGGCCAGGGCCAGGACTTGGCCTGTTTCAATCTGGTCCAGGCTTACTGCGACAAACTGGCCGCCTCTGGCGTGGCCGTGCTCGACGCGCGCGCCATCGTCGCGGCGGACATCACGACCAACGCAATGCGCCCTGAGTTCCTCACCAAAAAGGCAGACGGCACCACGGTCGACGTCATCCACTTGAACGAGCCTGGTCACGAAGCCGTCGCGCAGTTTGCCTATGACAATCGCACCAAATTCGGGCTGGCTTAACCATGCTGACTATCGAAACCGGCGCCGGCCTGCCGAATGCCGAGAGCTACGCCAGCGTGGCGCAGGCTGATGCACGTTGCGCAGCGCTGGGTGTGACTGATTGGGCGCCGCGCGCGGACGCCGACAAGGAAGTGGCGCTGCGCAACGCGACCCAGTTCATGCTGGCGACGTACCGGAGCCGCTGGGCGGGCCGCCGCGTCTATCAGGCGCAGGTTCTGGACTGGCCGCGCTGGAATGTGGTGGTGGACGGCTTCCCGGTGCTCAGCACCATCGTGCCGGTCGAGGTGGTGAACGCCTGTATCGACCTGGCTGCGCGTGCCGCCGGCGGCACCGAACTGTTGCCGGATCTGGAACGCACCATCAAGCAGGATACCGTCGGCCCGATCACCACCATCTACGAGGACGGCTCGCCGGAACGCCCGCGCTACACGGCCGTCGACAGCATGCTCGCGCCGTACCTGTGCGGCTCGGGGACGTCGGGAAGGCTGGTGCGCGGATGAGTGGCTATCCGGTTGTGAAGATCGAGGGGTGCGCCGTACACGAGAACACCTATTCGACCGACGGCAAGGTTTGGTCGGTCACGAATCTGATATCGCATGCGAAGGATCTGGTGCCGTTCGACCTGCCGCTGGCAGCCATCTACCTTGGCACCGAGGTGTGGACACCAGAAGGTTCAGTCTTTGGGCTGGCATTCCACATGCGCCGCGCGCTGGACGTGGACACGAGCTATCCCGTCATCATGTGCGAGAAGGGCTTCATCATGGATGGCTGGCACCGAGTGCTGCGCGCGCTGATCGACGGAAAGGCCACCATCAAGGGGGTGCGCTTCAAAAAGACTCCGCCTCACGACTATCTGGAAACGAAGGCATGAGCAACTACGCAGCCAAGGCGAAGAGCACCGACAAGACGTTCCGCCGCAGCGGCCAGCTGCTGACGTTGACCTTCAAGCAGCCGGGAGCCTACGTTGGCGGTGCGCAAATCCCGGGTGTGCCGATCACGAAGCACGCCTGGGGCATCGAAACCGGCGTCACCGCGCACGACCTGGGCGTCGGCACGATCAACGGCACGCTGATCAAGTCCGGAGACCGCAAGATCCTGATGTCCGCGCTGGACGACACCGGCGCCGCGCTGCCGTCGATGAAGGAAGACGACCTGGTGCTGGCCGGCGGCGTAGTCTACAAGGTAAAGAACATCGACAAGGTCGCGCCGGGCGGCTTGGTGGTGCTGTGGCAGCTGGTGGCGCGGATCTAATGACTTCATTCGCGCTACAGATTCGAGCCTGGGTGGACAAGACCAAGGGCGACCTGGACACGGCCGTGCGCTATTGCGCGCTGGCCGTGGACGGCAAGCTGATGTACCGGTCGCCGGTTGGTGACCCCACAACCTGGAAGGTGAATCCGAACAAGCCGAAGGTATTCGGCAAGTTCAGCTCGGCCGGGCCGAAGGCGAACTGGCAACTGGGCTTCCTGAGCAAAGGCGCGTCGACTTACCGCACGTCCGGTGCCGGCTACGTCGGCGGCCGCTTCCGTGGCGCCTGGATGGTGTCCATCGGCTCGCCGGACAATTCGATGGGCACAGTAGTGGACCCAAGCGGCAATATCACACTGGAAGCACACAAGGCGATCATCGCCGCGGCGAAAGCTGGCGACGTGATCCATTTTCGAAACAACATGCCCTACGCGGTTCGCCTGGAGCAGGGCTGGTCGAAGCAGGCACCGCTCGGCATGGTGGCGCTGACGGTGGTCGAGTGGAACGTCATCGTGGACAACGTGGTCAACGGGATCCGCGCCGGCACCAGCGCGGCCGATTTCGCGCAGGGCTTCAATACCTATTCGCTATGACCATTCCCAATATCAGGAACGCGCTGGAGACGGCGCTGGCCAGCATCGCGCCGGCGATCGACATCGTGCATGAGAACGGCGAGCGATACGAGCCGCAAGACGGCGTGCCGTACTGCGAAGCCTACCTGCTGGTGGCCGAGCCGAGCAACCCGGTTATGGGGCAGGCCTTCCACCGCGAGGCGGGCGTTTTCCAGATCAATCTGCAATACCCGCTGTTGGCGGGCACGCTGCCTTGCGCAATCCGCGCGGAGCAGGTGCGCGCGCTGTTCAAGCGCGGCTCCATGTTCACCGACGGCGGCGTCGAAGTCCAGATCGACAAGACACCAGAGATCGCGGCCGGCGCGCCAGACGAGGGGCGCTGGCGACAGACCTGCCGGATCCGCTGGCACGCCGACATCTTTACCGAGTAACCACTGAAACTGCCGAAAGGCGGTTTTTTCATTCTGGCCATCCATGTGATGGCCTTTTTCTTTTCTGAAAGGCATCACATGACGACCACTGCAAACGGTATTGACAGCCTGCTGGTCCTGGCGAAGCAAAGTGCCGAGGGCACCCAGGCGCTGGCCGCCGGCGGCAAGGTGTATCCACGCGTTACCGCAACGTTCGACACGGAGGCGGATAAGTACAGCTCGAACGAAATCGACCAGAGCCAGCAGCAGAGCGACACCCGCTTGGGCAACTTCCGTGTCGCCGGCGCGCTGAACGCGGAGGCGTCGTGCGGCACCTACGCTGATCTGATCGCAGCGCTGCTGCGCCGTGACTTTGCCGCAGCCGGTACGACCGCCGCTGCCGCCACCATCGCCGCCGTCGCCGACGGTTTCACCCGCTCTGCCGGCTCGTTCCTCGCTGACGGTCACCGCGCCGGCACGGTGGTGCGCATCACCGGTTTCGCGGCGCCGGCCGCAGCGAACAATGGTAAGAACTTCTTCCTGACGGCCGTGACCGCTGGCAAGCTGTCCGGTCAGTTCCTGGACGGCAGCAGCATCATCACCAAGGCGGCCGGCGACAACGTTGCTATCGCGGCACCGGGCAAGCGCACTTTCACCCCGTTGACCGGCCACACGCGCGACTGGTTCACTGCGGAAGTACAGGATCCGGGCATTTCCGTGAATCGCGTCTTCGTGGACAACTTCGTCAGCAAGGGCGACTTGTCGATCCAGCCGAACGGCCTGACCACCCTGAACTTTACCCTGATGGGCAAGAAGGAACTGGATACCACGCCAGCACCTTATTTTGCCGCGCCAGCGGCGGCGCCCGGCACCGGCAAGTTTTCCGGCGCCACCGCAATGCTGTCGGTGGCGGGTATCCCGTCGCTGATCTGCACGGGCATGTCGCTGAGCATCGATGGCCAGGGCAAGCTGGACAGCGTCATCGGTACCAAGTACGCCACCGCAGCGTCGCGTGGCAAGGTGATGGGCTCCGGCCAGTTCACCGTTCTGATGCAAGACAGCGCTTACCTCGACTACTTCAAAAAGGAAATCGAGGTATCGCTGGCTTATGTGATGGCCGCCGGCAGCGCGCCGTTGGCAGATTGCATCGCGATCTCGGCCGGCCGCATCAAGATCACTTCCGCCAAGGTCGATGACGGCGAGAAGAACAAGATCATCACCTGCGCGTTCGACGTGCTGCGCTCCTATGCGACCGACACGCAGTTCGATAGCACCACGATCGCCTGGCAAGACACCACCCTGTAATCCACCGCCGACGCTGCCGGCATCCCACTTTGGCGCAAGCCACCCCAGCACCGACCGGTCGCTGTCGCCTTCGCGGGCGCGGCGGCCGGCACGGGCACCTATCTACCCGCGAAGAAAGGCAACACCATGTCCCTGAACACCGCTCAAACCATCGCCGCCATCGGCTTCGACATCGCCAACCTGACCGCCGTCGATGCCTCGCCGGCGACCCACAAAGTGGACCTGCTGTTCGATGAAGACGGCAACGCTACGGCCGGCTTCATTATCGTCGGCAAGAACAGCCCGGAATACCAGGCCGAGAGCCACGCCGTGCGCGCCGAGGGTCACAAGCGCTCCGCGATCCGCAAAACTGCGATCGACACCAAGACCGACGAGGGCGCCAGCAAACTGGTGGACGTCATCGACAGCAACGCCACCCGCCTCGCGCTGTCGGTGGTGACGGACTGGTACGGCTTCACCAGCGCCGGCGCGCCGGTACCGTTCGACAAGACGCTGGTCAAGGCCGCGTTCGCTAAATACCCGACCTGGGAAGACAAGGTGAACGCCGCGCTGGAGGTTGACGCGAATTTTTTGAAAGTCTCGTCGCCAGCCTCGTCGCCTTCGCCGACCACCAGTTCGAACGCCTAAGCAAAGCCGCCGACGGTAATTCCGTTGGCGATCACGTCGACGCCGCGAAGCGCCACCCGCTTTACAAGGCGGAAGAGGCGCCGCCGGCGCCGGACTTGCCATTCGAGCTTGCCTACATCTGGGAATGGTTCCTGAAGCTCAGCCGAAAGCGGCAGAGCGGGATGGTACCCAGCCCCATCACCAGCGAGGAGGTCCTCTGCTGGTGTGCCCGCCAGGGCATCTCCTTCACCCCGTTTGAAAACAGCGTCATCGACCAGCTCGACGACCTGTACCTGTCGCACCAATACAAGAAGAAGGAAAAGTGATGCCTGATATCGCCACACTCGGACTTGAAGTCAATTCCTCGCAGATCGTCGAGGGCAAGAACGCGCTCGACCAATTCGCGGAGTCGAGTGTCAAGGTCGAGCAGGCGGTGCGCTCCACCAATGGCCAAATGAATGACACGGCCAAGATCATGAAGTCCCAGGCGGATGCTGCGAAAGCAGCCGAAGATGCGAACAATAAGTTCCTGGCGTCGCTGGAGCGTGAGATTGCCGTGTTCGGCATGGGGCGCGGCGAGCTGGAGCGCTACAAGGCCGCCGAGTTGGGTTTAGGCAGCGCCGCGCAGAGCAAGGCGATGGCTCTGGGTATGTCGATCGATGCGCTGCACCGCGAAGAAGCTGAGATGCGCGCATTGTCCGCCGCCCAAGACAAGGCTGCCGCCTCCGGTGACGCATTCATAAAAAAATTGCAAGATCAGGTCGCCACTCTGGGCATGAGCGCTCAGCAGTTGCAGGCATATCGCGCCGCGCAGCTGGGGGTGAGTGATGCGGCGGCGCCGCTGATCGCGAAACTTGGCGAGGCCGGCGCTGGCGCGCATGGTGCTGGCAAGCATCTGGAAGGACTGAGCTTGTCCACGGTCGCGGCCAAGCGCGAATTGCTGGTGCTGGCGCATGAGCTCAGTCAAGGGAATTACTCGAAATTCGGCGGCTCGATGATGGTCCTGGGCGAACAAACGGGCGCGGCCGGCTTGCTGTTCAGCTCGACTGGGATCGCTGCGTTGGCGTTCGCCGGTGTGCTGGCGGCCGTGGGCTATGCACTGATCAAAGGTGCATCCGACCAAAAACACATGAACGATGCGCTGGTGATGACCGGGAACTACGCCGGCGTGACCAGCGACAAGCTGAACGATCTGGCGCATGCGGCGGTGGAGGCTGGTGGAAGCCTGGGCGAGGCCAAGAAGGTTGCGACCGAATTGGCAGGTAGCGGGAAATTCACCGGCGATCAGATTGGCTACATCACCGAAGCGACTGTGGCCTGGGAGCATGCCACGGGCATGTCTGTCAAAGCCATCATCAAAGACTTTGAATCGCTAGCTGTGCAGTCCACCAGCACCGGCACGCGCGCGACTGAGGCCATCTCGCGCGCTGCCCTTAAGCTGGATGACCAGTACCACTTCCTGACGGAAGCGGTGTACGAGCAGATACGTGCACTCGAGAAAGAGGGCGACGCTAAGGCCGCGTCTGCACTGGCTACCGAGACGTTTGCCAAGGTGACGCACGATCGTGCCGAAGAGATCCTTGCAAACTTGGGCTCGATTGCGCGCGGCTGGAACACCATCAAGGAGGTTATTGGCCAAGCGGGTGACGCAGTCGGTAAGTTCGGCGCGCGCGCCACACCGGCGACCGAGGTGGCGAAACAAAGCACGCGTCTCCGTATGTTCGACGAGGGATTAGCATCTTCAAACGAGCGCCTGGGGCGCCCCGCTGATGCTATGAGCGCTGACCTTGCCGCTGCCCGAAACCGCATCGTACTACAACTGACCGAGGCGGTCACGAAGCTGAACGAGGCTGATGCTGCTGCGATCGCACAGGGAAAAAACGCAGCCACACAGTCGGCAGGCGCGCACGCCGCATCCATGCTGGCCGCAAGCGACGCCAAGCACCTGAAAGAGACCAAGCTCGAACTGGCGCTGGCGTCCAATAAGGAATACGAGGCAGCCATTCGCGCAGCCAATCCGGACAGCGCTCTGATCACCGAGAAGGCGATCGAGGAGCGGCGCCTCAAAACCATCAAGGACAACACCGACAAAGCGCCGAAGGCGAAGGTTGACCAGGTGGAAAGCACCGAACTCGCCGACCGGCTCGCGCGCATCCAAGATCTGGTCAATGCCGACAAAGAAATGTACGGCACCATGTCCAAGATGGAGGACATGTTCCATGCCGCCGGAAAGATGGGTGACGAGGAATACTACCAACTGCAACGCGACCACATCGTCGCGGTCGGCCAAGATCAGGCTTACGGGTACACCAAACAGATCGCGGAATTGAAGGCCTACAACAATGCCACCGCAGCTGAGGCCGCCAAGCACGCGAAGCAAATCAACGACATCGACGAAAAGCGCAAGGCCGCCGACGCCAAAATGCAGGACGAACTGAGTCTGCTCGATGCAAAGGAATTTTTGCGCAAGGAGGCTGTCGAAGCTGCATCGGATCAGGCGCTTAACACGTACCTCAGCGGCTTAGATCAAGAGGCGAAGAAGTTGGAGCTTTCCAACCAGGCACACGAGACTTCGAAAGGCGCGATTGAGCGCGAATCGATCGCCCGGTTGGACGCCGCTATCGCACAGCAACAGCAGCTCGTGGCTGGTCAAAATTCTGACACGGCAACTGAGAAGGAGATTGCCCAAGGCACCCGCCTGCTCAAGTTTCTTGAGGATGAGCGTGCCGCCCGCGCGCGTATAGCAGCCGGTCTCGATCAGCAGCAGGCCATCCAGTACAAGGACAAGGCTGCCGACCAGGCCATCAAGGACTGGCAGCGCGCCGGCCAGAGCATTTCCGAAAGCCTGACGTCCGCGTTCGGCGAAGGCGGGAAGGCGCTGGGCAGTATGTTCCAAGCGTACGCGAAAGGTATGGAGGGGCAGCTGCGCGCGCAGAAGGAGCTGGCAGCCGCTAAGAAGCTTGCCGAGGACAACCCTGACAAGATCGCCGCAATCAACCGCGCCCAGTTGTCCGGCGCACAGTCGCAGATCCAAGGATATGCCGGCATGACGGCCGCCGCGCAGGGCTTCTTCACCGAAGGCTCGCGCGGCTATCAGGCGATGCACGCCGCGACCGTCGCATTGCAAGGTGCCGAAGTTGCGCTGAGCCTGATCAAGGGCGTCAATGCCGTGCTGACCCAGGGCGAGGGCGATCCTTACTCTGCCTTCGTGCGCATGGCGGCGATGGCTGCCATCGTGACCGGCTTGGGTGTGGCGATTTCCGGTGGCGGTGGTGGCGGTGGCGGCCAGTCCGCTGCCGACGTCCAGAAGGCGCAGGGCACGGGTTCCGTGTTCGGCGACAGCTCGGCGAAGTCGGATTCGGTCCGGCGCTCGATCGAGCAGCTGACCGCGAACTCGTCCGACATGCTGCCGATCAATCAGGGCATGCTGACCGCGCTTCAGAACATCGAATCGTCGATGACGGGGCTGACGAACCTGGTGGTGCGCACCACGGGCCTGACCGATGGCGCGAACATGGGCATCCAGACCGGCACGATCGCGACGGGTGGCGCAGTTGCGCTCGCCGGCAGCGCCCAGGTGGGCAGCATGATTGGCGGCGCGTTGGCAGGCCCGCTCGGGGTTTGGATCGGCGGTGCGATCGGTGGCGCCGTGTCCAAGCTCTGGGGAAAAACTACCCAGAACATCGTCGATTCCGGCTTGCAGTACGGCGGTAGCGTGCGCAGCTTGCAGGCTGGTCAGGGCTTCGACCAATACGCCAGCATCGACACGACCAAGTCCAGCTTCTTTGGCCTGTCAAAGAGCACGAGCAACCGCGTGGAGGTGCAAGGCCTGAACGACGAGCTGTCGAAGCAATTCGGCCTGATCTTCACGAACCTAGACAAGTCGCTTCAGGCTGCTGCCACTGCCATGGGCGGCTCGGCAGCCGACGTGACAAAGGTGCTGGACAACCTGACGCTGGAAAGTTCGAAAGTATCGCTTAAGGGCCTGACCGGCACCGCGCTGACCGATGCGCTGAACTCTGTCATCTCGAAGTCGATGGATGAGATCGCGGAAGCGGCGTTCCCGCAGCTGGATCAGTTCCGGACGGTGGGCGAGGGCTATGCCGAGACGGTGATGCGCCTGGCCGGCGATTACGCCAAGCTCGATTCGATCCTGGCTGCCAGCAGCACGACGTTCGGCGCCACCGGTATGGCCAGCATCGCCGCGCGCGAGCACCTGATCGAATTGGCCGGCGGCATCGATCAGCTGGCAACGCAAACAAACTCCTTCACCCAGAATTTCCTGTCGACCGCCGAGCAGCTGGCACCGGTCCAAAAGTACGTCACCGACCAGCTCGCGGCCATGGGCCTGCAAAGCCTGGATACCCGGGACAAGTTCAAGGATTACGTGCTGGGCCTGGCCAACTCCGGCGCGCTCGCGACCGAGACGGGCGCGCAGCAGTACACCGCGCTGCTGGCCTTGGCCGATGCCTTCGCCAAGACCCACGCGGCAACGGTCGACCTGACAAAGTCGGAGCAGGAAATCACCGACGAGCGTACCGACCTGCAGAACAAGCTCGACGAACTGACCATGACGCAGGCTCAGCTGGCCGACAAGGCTCGCGCCGCGATCGACGGCCACAATCAGGCCCTGTACGACCAGGTAACGGCGGCGCAGGCAGCGAAGGACGCAGCAGACGCCCTTGCCAACACCAACAAGGGCTATCAGGATCAGATCGATGCGCTGTTGAAGTCGACCATGTCGGCCACGCAGGTGCGCGCGCTTGAAACGGCGGGCATGGACGCGAGCACGCTTGCGCTGTATGACCGTCTGGCTGGCCTACATGCTTCGATTGATGCAGAAAAGGCAGCATCCGATGCCATCAAGGCGGCCCAGGCGTCGTCTGCTACTGCGATGAACAGTTTCGGCGACGCGCTTGCAGGAAGCATGAAGGCGGCTACCGAAGCCGCCGCCGCGTTCCGCGCGCTGAATGATGCGCTGCTGATTGGCGACTCGTCCGCTCTCAATCCTGAACAGAAATACTTGGAGGCGAAGCGCCAGTTCGACACCGCTGACGGCTCGAATCTGGAAGCGGCAGAAAAAGCCTTCCTTGATGCATCGAAATCGTGGTTCGGTGGCAGTGCTGGCTATGCGGCAGATTTCGCCGCCGTCATCGCAAAGAACAGTCAGTTCGCCGACGCGAGCGATGCGCAGGCCGCTGCGATTCCAGCTTTCTGGGCCGCGATTAAAAACCAGATGATGGGCATCGACGGGTCGCATGCGAATGGCCTGGACTTTGTGCCTTTCAATGGGTATCGCGCTGAACTTCACTATGGCGAGCGGGTGCAGACTGCCGCTGCAGTTCGGAGCGGAGATGCGGCCGCCGAGCGCACGAACACTTTGCTGGAGGAAGTGCTGACCGAGCTGCGCGCCGACAAGTCGCAGCGCGGCGCTGTCGGCACGGAGACCATTGCGAAGCTCGACCGCCTAGCGGACAAGATGGATGCTCAGAAACGTACAACGCGCGCCAAGGAAACTGCATGATCCTGATCGAACTGACGGCTGGGGTCGATGCAGCCGGAACGCTGCGTACGTTCTACGTGTCCACCGACAGGTTCGCGACCGAACCTAGCGACTCGCCGGCCGACACGAGCTTCCTTCCATGCGTGGCCGATCCCGGATCCATCGGACTGCATGCATTCTCCGACGGCCGGACCAGCGGCCGCACGAAGCTGGAAGTCGGCGAGATCACGCTGATCAACGTTGATGGAGAGCTGGACGACTGGGTGCGCTATTCCTTCGATGGTCGTCCACTCACGATCCGCAGCGGCGTGGCCGGCCCGTATCCGTCGGCGTTCAAGACGGTCCTGGTCGCCACCGTTGACGGTGTCGATACCACCTGGGATAAGGTCGTCATCCGTATAAAGGACAAACAGTTTCTATTCGATAAGCCGGTGCTGACCGCACTGTACGGCGGCGCCAACGTGCTGCCCAACGGCGTCGACGGCGCGGCGGACCTGAAGAGCAAGGCGAAGCCGCGCGCGGCGGGTGTCGTTTTCAACGTGTCGCCGCCGATGGTGAACACGTCGCGGCTGATTTTCGAGGTGGGCACCTGCAACGCGGTCGACCACGTCTATTCGAATGGCGCGGAGCTTACTGCCGGCGCGGTTTATATGTCCCAGGCGGATATGGAGGCGAACTCGCCTGCCTCCGGGTACTTCCGCGCCTGGCCGGCCGGCGGCTACTTCCGGATCGGATCGTACGACGCGCAGCAAATCACGGCCGACGTCACGCAAGGCGCCACTCCCGCGCAGCGAACTGTCGGGCAGGTGCTCGCGGCGCTGGCGGTGGCCGCCGGCATTCCCACTGCGGATATCGTGATGACCGACGTTTCTGCACTTGACGCGCTGAACGCCAGCCCGGTGGGAATCTGGTTGGACGACGACTCGACGACCTTCGCCAGTGCCATGGATCAAGTGGCCGCAAGCATCGGTGCATGGTATGGCTTCGACGGCAGCGGCATGCTGCGTATGGGGCAACTGACCGAGCCGGTTGGGCCACCGAAGGCGATCCTGGCCGAGTACGACATCCTCGATGGCATCGAACGGCGCGCGCCGGCCGACAACGGCATGCCGGCCTGGAGCGTCACGGTCAACCATACCCGCAACTACACCGTGCAGACGTCCGGGTTAGCCGGATCGGCGGCGACGCGCCAACCGTTTGTCAGCCAGGAGACGCGCGCTGCGAATGCTGTGGCGGCCACGATTAAAACGCAGTGGCTGCTGGCCAGCACCATCACGGTCGACACGCTACTCACAACGCCGACGGCCGCAGACGCAGAGGCGGCGCGCCTGTTGGCGCTTTACAAGGTGCGGCGGGACATCTTTGAGATCCCGGTTGCGCTCTCCGTTCTGACCTCCACGGGCATTTGGCTGCTCGACGTGATCGGCGTGGACCACCCGCGCTTCCAGCTCAATACCGGCAGGCTGTTTCGCGTGATCGGCGTCGCGCTCGAGAACGGCAGCAATAAAGCAATTTTGACTATCTGGGGATGAAATGAGTAACTGTATGCTGGGATTCCCAAACCGTGCCGATATCGCCGTGCTGAGCGGCGGCGCCTGGTCGGCGAAGCTGCCGCTGACGAACTTGCTTGATCGGACAATCGGGCGCGTAGCTCGTACCACCAACACGGCGCCGTCAAGCTCGACCATCGTCATTGACCTAGGCAAAAGCACCAACGTGCGCGATGTGACACTGCGCAATCACAACCTCTCGCTTGCCAGCCGATACCGGGTGACGGCATCGACTGTGCCTGATTTCTCTGTGCTGACTTACGACTCTGGCTGGGGCGACGTCTGGCCAGAAGTTTATGCCTGGGGCACGCTGGAGTGGGAAGACGACAACTTCTGGTCTGGCAAATACACCGCCGAGGAGACACAGGGCTACACCACTCAGCTCGATCACATCCTACCGATGGCCAAGGCCCTACGCTACTGGAAGATTGAGCTGAGCGACCCGACGAACCCGGCAGGGTACATCCAGGCGGGCAGGCTGTTCATCGGCCCGGTCTGGCAGCCAAAGCTGAACATGAGCTATGGCGCCTCCTTGGCGTGGGAGACGAGCACGACGGCACAGGCCGCGATCAGTGGCGCCGAATATTTCGACCGCCGCACGCCGTTCCGAGTGGCCCGTTTTTCGATTGACTGGATGGAGCAGGACGAAGCATTTTCCAAGGCGTTCGAGTTGCAGCGCCAAGCCGGCATCGATCAGGAAGTTCTCTTTATTCACGACGCCGACGATACCGTGCACGCCCTGCGCCGTCGATTCCTCGGCCGCCTGCGCACGCTCGGCCCAATTGAATACCCGTATTTCAACATAAACAAAGCCGCCTTTGAAGTGAAGGAACGTCTGTAATGACCCAAGTGACTGTAAATGGCAATACCTATTCCGATGATGGCTCTTCGTCGAAGGACATGAATAACGGAGGCTTCCGCGAGCATCAACTGCCGATGATTGTCGACACGATGATCGACACGGCGGGGAAGGTCGCCGCAGCTGCTCACCAGGTGGAGCTTGCTGAAGCGGCCGCCGCCGCCGCAGCCACTGCTGCTTCGACAGCGGTATCGGGTCCGGGGTCCACTGGCAGCTCGACCACGTCGCTTACGATCTCCCTCGGCGTGCAGTCGCTCGTAATTCAATCCGGCAAGACGTTATCGCCTGGCATGCCGTGCACGATCGCCAGTACTGCCTCGCCGCGCAACTGGATGAATGGCTCAATCGATTCCTATAACCCGGCCAACGGCGCGCTGCAGGTCAACGTCACCAACATCGGCGTCGTGACGCCTGGCGTTTACCCTACGCTGGCGGCCTGGTCCATCTCGCTTTCCGGCCCAGCTGCGGTGACTGGCGTGCTGAACGAATTGAAGGGCGGCGCCATCGTCAGCGCTGCCACGATCAATCTGGACTCGGCCACTGGCAACTACTTGCACCTGACGCTGGGCACAGGACCTGTTACTGCGGTGACGTTGGCGCAAGGCGCGGAACGCGAGGTGACGTTGGATGGCGCGGTACCGTTTACGCACAGCGCGAACCTGCTGCTGCCAACTGACGCATCGATGCGAGGAATGGTGGGTGACGTCATTCGCTTTCGAGGAGAAGGGGGCGGTGTGGTGCGCGTTACCTCGTGGGTGCGCAAAAGCGGGAAGGCGCTGGTGCCTGGCTTCACAAACATTATCGTCGCGACAACTACGCAGAATGTCAATTTTCCTGAGGGAGTCGCATTCGCCGAGATAACTATTCAGGACGGAGGATCGAGTGGCGCGACCTCTACCGGCGGCGTCTCGATGGGCGGGCGCGGCGGAGATTCCAGTGTGACGGTTGTTCCAGTCGATCCTGCCGTGACGTACCTGGCAACGCCGGGATCATACGGTAGCGGCCCGTTGGCCAACACCAACACGCCCTCCCAACCAGGTGGGCTGAGCTCTTTCAGCGGCGCAGGGATCACCACTGTTACCTCTGCAAATGGAGCGATCAAATTTAAAGGTGGTGATTCTCTGGTGTTTACGGTTCAGGGTGGCCTCGGGCAGGGCGCAGGCGGCTCCTCGCTATTCTCCGGTGCATCAAGCGTCAGCATGGCAACTGCAGGCTTTGGCGCCGGCGGGCGCGGCGTCAGTGTCGGTGAGCCGGGTGTGAGTGGCAAAGCGGGTGTCGTGGTCATTAAATACTAAGTGAGGAAACAATGAGAGCAGGTCAAGTAGAGAAAGGCCGTATCGTGAACATCATTGAAGTCGCATCGCTCGATGCGTTTCCAGGGTTGGTCGATGCCACTGGTGTGAATATCGGAGATGCGTGGGTGAATGGCGGCCCGGTCGCTCCGTTGCCATTTCCGATTCCTCCGCAAAGCGTGCCAATGCTTAATGCCCATCTGGTGCTGATTTCGACAGGAAAGATGAAATTGCTGGTCGACCTGATTGGCGAGCTGCCCGACGCAGACCGCTTCGAGGCGCAGGCCTACCTGAACCTCGCCCAGACCTGCAAACGCGACAACAAGTGGGTTGTGCAGCTGGGCGCCGCGCTCGGCTACGACCCCGCCGGCCTTGATCAGTTGTTCATCCAAGCCGCAGCCCTCAACCCATAAGCCCAGCCGCCTCGGCGGATTCACTCCCATGAAAGAAACTATGCCCGCACTCGAAACAACTTCCGCCGCCGGCGGCGCGCTGATCAAAATCTTTGGCGCCCCGGTGCTGGCCGGCGCCGCCGCGACCGCGCTTGTGTTCCTGTTCATGTGGCCCAAGACGCTGCGAGAGGCGTTCCTCCGGCTGACCAGCACCATCGCCACCAGCGCGATCTTCGGCCCGTTCCTGGTCATGGCTGTGCACAGCTGGTGGCCCTCGCTGTTCGATTCGGCCAAAGCGGTCACCATCCTGTACGGCGGCGACCCAGCAATGGGCGTGCTGTTCGTGGCCGCGCCGGTGATGGTGGCCGCCGGCCTGCCGGCCTGGTGGCTGATCGGCGGCGTGATCCGCTGGCTGGACCGCCGTCGCGACAAGGACATCGGCGAAATGGTCCATGACGCCGCAGAGGTGGTCAAGGATGCGCGAGGTGCGCTGTGATCGCCGCCAGCGCCAATTTGCGCGCTTTCCTGGATACCATAGCGTGGTCTGAGGGTACGTCGACCAGCCCCGCCACGCGAAATAACGGCTACGACGTGATCGTCACCGGCGCCGACGGCCGTCCAGAGATTTTCGCCGATTATGGCGCTCACCCGTTCGCCGCCGGGCGTGCGCCGAAGCTCATCAACAGCGCCGGCCTGAAAAGCACTGCTTCCGGTCGGTACCAGCACATGCTGCGGGACTGGGCGCATTACCGCGATCAGCTGCTGCTGTCGGATTTTGGCCCAGCATCCCAAGATGCATGGGCAATCCAGTTGATCCGCGAACGTCGCGCGCTTCCGCTGATCGAGGCGGGCCGGTTCGCCGATGCGGTCGCCGCGGTCAGCAATTTGTGGGCTAGCCTGCCTGGGGCGAATTACGCCGGCCAGCCCATGCGCAAGATCGCGCAACTGACGAGCATCTACTCGGCGGCCGGCGGGAGGCTGGCGTGAGCGCGCTGGGCGACGTGGCGGCCGGCGCCGCCGGCGCGGTGGGCGGCCAGTTGTGGAAGGTGGCGGCATTGGTGCTGTTGGCATCCGTGCTGGCCGGTGGCGGCGCCGGCGGCGCGCTGTTGTGGTCGGCGTCCGCCGCACGCGACCAGGCGCTGGCTGATCTGAAGAAAGAGCAGGGCGTCACAGCGGAGCTGCGCGCCGGCGTGGTGGCGCAGAACACCGCGATCCTGGCGCAAGCCGACCGGGCGCGCGAGGCTGAAGCGCGAGGGCGCGCGGCGCAGGAAGCCGCCGCAGCGAATGGCCGGCGCTACGACCAGGCGCTGCAGCAGATCGCCGGCGCGCGGGCGACCAGCTGCGCAGACGCTATGCCATATGTGAATCAGCTTCTGGAGAAAGTGCGATGAACCTGCTGCGCCTGCATCACCTGCAGCTTTTCGCTGCACCTGCGGCTCTTGCCAGCGCCTGCATACTGGCCAGCTGCTCTGCTGCTCCGGTGCCCGCTGCGCAAATCGTCCAGGTGCCGGTGGCCGTGTCGTGTGTGCAGCGGCCGCCATTGCGCCCTGTGTACGAGTTTGATCAGCTGCCGGCTACTGCCAGCGATGGCGACAAGATATTGGCGCTGGTACGCGATTGGGCGCGGTATCGGAAGTACGCTGGAGAGCTGGAGGCAGTAATTGAGGGCTGCAAGTAGTTAATCATATTTTTTTATTGCAGGATGAAGCTCGACATGGAATGCCCTTCACCAATTATGGCTGCTTGGCTATCAATAATCGCTTTAACGTCTTATTAATTGCGGGGTCGTGTATTCTTATTGTCCAGTCCGTTAAGTAGTCGAAGATATATCTGTAGCTTGTGCGATTCAAAATTATTCCGTTTTCAGGGTGTGATCCATGTATAGATTTAAACAATCGTTCGAGATGTGGTCTCATCAAAATTTCCTCGAAATTCATTGGCTGAGGAAAGCCGACGTCAAATAGTGTGAAATGAGGAACGCTATACCACGTGTCTAAGGCCGGGTCAAAGCACACACCAAAGTGGAACACTAGAATGGCTGGAATTTTGCTTCCGTCTATTTTCCACGACTCCAGATTTCGACGAATCACATCCATTACGTTGTCATCCAACCATGCATGCAGTTGTTTTATATATTCGGTGCGACTTCCTCTAAATTCTTTATCTTGTGAAAGATTATCTTTCGTAACATCTAATGCAATCAGCCCTATTTCTTTTCGTGCTAGGATTTGGTCGCGCGCTGATTTGATGTTGGCTTCGAGCCTTTTCACGCCAGACCTTTTAACAGCTACATTGAATCTCAAAGGATAGTATTCACATTGCCAGTCAGGCTCTTCCGCAGTTACCATGCATCCGGCACCACGAAGTTTTGCTGCAATAAAATGTTCAAAAAGGAAATTTCTTCCGTGCGTGGCTTTTTTCGGGTCAAGAGGAATAAAGCTGTCTTCATTTATAGCACGGATAAAAGACGGCGGCATTTCGGTAAGACCTGTAGATGTATAGGTTATCGCGCGTAATTGCATTAAGTCCGTGTTGGCAAGAACGATCTTGTACTGATCAATTTCATTATCTAAAAATTGTTCCGCTATAGTGCGCTTTATGGAGAAATATCTCCCATTTTTGTTGGGAACTATTTTCATCCTCTTAAGAAAATCGTCAATATCGACAAAAATCGGATCTGACGAATCTAAATAGACAGAACTACCTTTAAACTCTGTTTGGTAATTTACACGATATCTCGGGTCATTTTTGGGATATCCGTTATCGGTGATCACTTGCGTCACTTCTAGAGGGCCTTCTCGTACGCCAAGCCGATGCAAAATTTCTAAAGTACCAGGTCTAAACACTTCGAATTGGGAGACACCATTCTCGCTCCACGTGCAGTAAATTCCATTTCGTACACCCTCAAAAATATGATCCTCACCAAGTTCAAATGCCAGTACTTTCATCACAGGACCATTGGGGTCTCCAATTACTCGAACAAGATCACCATCGCGAGGGCGTCCATTTTCCAGTTCGAATCTCATAACAATCCAATCTGCGTTGGTGGAACTGCTATTGCCGTGTCAGTTTTCTTGGCGCGCGGTGGCACTGGAAATTCCCAAGTGCGCATCTGTTCGGCAGGGTAGGGGCGCAAGAAGCTGCGCGCGTATTCGGGATCGGTGCAGTTCAGCCAGTCGTCCCACTCTGCCTGAGGCACGATTACCAGTGCGCGCTTCTCATCGCCCGGTTTGTGAAAACGCTTCATCAGCGGGTGCTCCTCCGCGTTGATCGTCAGTTGCGTGAACGAGTGCTCTGGACCAGCCTCACCATCCCATTCCCTCCACAGGCCGCCGACGGCGAACATCGACTGGTCAGCCATTCCGATGCCCCAGCGCACCGCCTTGCCGCTCTCGTAGTTTGGTTCGTAGAAAGCCGTCATCGGCACCAGGCAGAACTGCGACTTCTTCCACGCGCCGGAGAACGAGCGCAGTTGGCCTACAGTCTCGGCGCGCGCATTCATCGTGTCGAAAGGACGCACGCCTGGTGGGATGCGTCTGCGCGGCACCATTCCGTAGCTGGCCAGCAGGCCCTCGCGCTGGCCGGCAGCACTGCGGCGAACAATCGGCGCACCGTAGTCCTTCCAAGTTTCCGCGCGCCAGAAGCCAGTGTCGTGCAGATCGATGATCACGCCCATGACGGTCTCCAGCATCTCCGGATCGGGTGGTCGAAAATTCACGCACATAGCTGCCTCACGTCTTTACGTTAAGAAATCAATAATAGCGCTTTTCCGCCTGCATGATTATACTGTACGCACATACAGTATTTGTTGCGGGAAATAATATGAAAGCATGGGTCTTGAGGCGGCGCGACTATGGTGCAGCCTTGGCGGTGCCCGCGCCAGCGGTGGAAGGCGCGGGTCTATTAGAGCTGCTGGTAGTCGATGTAACGGAAGAGGGCAGCCGGCGCCCGATCAAGGTGGCCAGGCTATATCCGCTGGGCGAACAACGCATCCTTGCGCAGCTGAAGCTACCTGACTTGGTCCAGCTCAAAGGTTGGAAACTCGTACTGAGCGGGATAGAGGAGCTGCGCAACAGCAGCGACCAGCTCTGCGGCGTTTCCCAGACTTGGCTTTGCGAGTTGCGGCCACCTGAAAATGCTGTTGGTTTCCGGGTCAAAGAAACCTATACAAGTGGTGTTCGTCTACCCCGCGCAGGACTTCATCAGGCCAGCAGTACGCGCGGCAAGCTCGTGGTGGCCGGCGAGTATTCCAACGTCTTGCAGCGCCATACGACCTGTGCTGAGTTACATCATCACCAGATGTCAACTTTTCCAGCAAAGCGCCTGATCAACTGTCACATCGAATTCATGGGGGAATCAACGTTTGGCCTCGGCGGTGTATATGTCCGGGAGCCGTATCAAGAACGGCCTCAGCGACTCGAGCGCGCGGGTTGGCTGTGCGAGTTCGACGTCGAGCAGCGGCAGCTTACGAAGGCGGAGTATCGGGCGTTGAGGTAAGGCGTCGGCGCCCGCCGTTCTCGTCCAGCACGCGCACGATGGTACTGAATTTGACGCCTTCGCTCTCCAAGAACAGGGCGGCAGTGGCGCGGCCGTCGACGCCGGCCATGATGATGCCTACGTTGACGATGGTTTCTCTTGCCCGATCTGGGCGAGTGCGGCGGTCGATTAATTGCAT